TAGTGTAGCCGGTATCTCGGGTTTTAGTAATAACAATAGGAGTTTGGTTATTCGCCGTGTCTAAGTTTACAACACGGTCTGTGTCCTTTGCTTTTCTACTAGATGCTATATAAAGATACTTTGTTTTCATAAGTTAAATCAAAGTGTTCTACAAAATAGTTTCTAAAATTATCAGCGGATAGTTTTTCACTGTGATAACTTCCGGGTTCGTAAGTATAGTCGTGCCAAAGCAAAGCAAGGGCAGCAATTAGAATTTCAGACTTACAGATATCATCGTCTCTCAAGAGTACAAGTTCACAGTCTTCTAAAACATCAAAACACTCAACAATATGTTGCCAGTCGTGATAACTGCGTTTAGAGCTATCATATTTAGCACGACAAGTTTCTATTAAATGGTCGAGAATTAGTTTTCTTACATGAACCGAAGCTTTTGGAAAAACTCCCAAGTCCACGTAGTCTGCATATTTATTTTCAAAGAAGTTATACACGTTATCAATCCTTACAGTTTCCTTCCGAAGTAAATTAACATGTCATAGTAGCGGTGGTCGTATATTTTCAAAAGGTCTTCAATTTTTAGCCTTTCGTTTGTTTCCAGAACTATTTTTCTTTTTACTATGTCTTTAATTAGTGTATCAAGTTCTTCCCAGCGCCTGTCCCATATACAGTTATAAACCCGCTGTAAGTATTTCATTTCTTTTCCTTATTTACAGATTTAACGAACATCTTTTCTACTTCGTCTCCTTTTTTAAATATTTCCATTATAACTATAAAGGCACGTATAGCGTACCATGTAAACATTATTATTAAAAACACACCTATTCTTTCTGCTGTAGGTGATTCTTTATGGAAGCCACCTTTTACAAATAAATTATAGTAAGTAAGGGTACTTGCTAGTATCCACAAAGTAAGACCTACAGTAATTATAAAAAGAATAATGTCACTCATAATTAAGCCCTCAGATTATTTATATTAAATTACCCTAAATAGAGTTTAATTACTATTTAAGTCCAAGTAGCTTTAGAGTCCTGTCATTTGGTGTGTAATCATAACCGTGCCGCTCTGCTAGAAGTTGTTTCTCTTTTGCTTTCTGTATTTCCAGTTTAGTTTTTTCTTCTAGTAGTTTTTCCAAAACTGATTTGTCTTTACACCTTTTTATTTTAATGCGAAGTGCGTCATGTTGCTTAAATAGTTCATTGTAAGATACGTGCTGTCTAAATAGTTTTTCAGTAGTTACTTTTAGTTCTCCTAAACTTAAATAAGATTTTTGATTACATGTTTTTTTCTTCGACTCTTGTTGTTGCGTAGAATCAGTTATAATGAACCTACTATTCCAAGAAGGAACAATGTAGCGTGGGGAATAATAAACTTCTTTATCGTATTTTATTTTCGGTTTGTATTTTAAGTAAGGCTGTAGTGTTTCTTGAATAAGTTTTGCTGTTTTCTCTGAGTACAGAATAAGATATATCTTATCTTTGTTTTCAGGCAAACGAAGGGAAGTCCTAGCGACTGCTTGCAGAGCATTAGCGGCGATCCATTGTTTAGGTATGGAAAAGTTAGGAATGTATTCTGAATAGAAACGTTTAATAGCAGGTGATGGATTTAACGCTGCAAAAAACATCAATACCTTTTTATCTGAATACACATTTAGACCGTGACTTTTTACGGAAATAAGTTCTGCTTTATTGTGTACTTCTTCTGTTACAAATCTTGTTTGGAAATTATTAACAACTAGAAGAGGTTTAGTTTCTGTTTTTATTTTATTTGTTATCATCAAGCCTCTTTCTAGTATTTTAAAGATAGGGTATTTTAAATCAGTAGGGTCAACTCTTTTGCTTAGGAAAGGCAAAACATATTTAACGTAGTCTTTTTGTTTTATATTAAAGTCAGCTTCGTTCTGAAGGTCTGCAAGCAAAGCGTTGTTTTCATTTTGACCTTCTAAGGCTTCTTTATATATTTTTAAAATTTCATTTAGTTGTGCTTCTGCTTTGTCGATTGCTTTTTGTGGAAGAGTCTCTGAGAAAGACAAACATTTTTTTAAGAGAAATGAACTTAACAATCGGTTAGAGGAAGTAACAGGTACTAACCTTAGCCTCTTGTAGTTTTGTCTAATTTCTTCTATACGCTCAGGTTCTACTTCCGCAGAACGATCTATTAGATGATAGTTTTTTGACAGGATATGGAATAGTTCACTAAGCTCAAAAAAAGCAGACATAAGGAATACTTCATTTATTCCACTAAAAGCAAAGTCAGGTGACATAAAGTTAAAGAAACTGAATCTGGAACTTTGTTCTATTGCGTATACCGAGAATCTATTATCTTTCATTCTCTTAATTAAACTGTTTACTTCTGTGTTGGTATTCTTTGAATTAAAGTTTGGAGTGTCGTGATATTTTCTTTTTCTTGACCATTTAGGCACATACATTTTTCTATAGTCAAAGAATATATCAGCAGGAACTTTGTACCCTGCTTTTTTAGTTTTTAAAGATTCATAAGCGTCAGGTGACTTCAAGTAAAGTTCTGCGTTTACATTATCTCGAAAATACAAAGCAGTATCGTAGTCTAGTTTAAGTCCTGTGTGCTGAATAGAAAATTCAGATGCTTCATCAAACAACAAACATATCTTTTGTTTTATTCCGTAAGGGAACTCTGACAGGTTTGAGTATAAGGCATGTGTAATTAAAAATACGTCACCTTCTTTTGCGTTGGCGAGTTTGTTTTTAAATTGATTAGATAATAAAACGGAAGACACACTATCTTCTGAGCATATAAGTTTAACCTGTCTTTTATGCTTTTCAATTTTCTCTAGTAGATTCTTGTGTACCTCTCTCAATAACTTAACAGTCGGTGCTACATAAAGTGTAATAAAACCTGTAGAAGCATCGTTATTTAAAATCCTATTAATAGCCCAGTGCGTTTTTCCAGAACCCGGCAGCACTGATATATAATTTAGGTCTGCTACGTTAGTATTTAAATGAGGCGCTCTTAGCACATAACGCATCGAGTCAGGCTCGTTGTCATATTTTAAATAGATATGATTCTTTTTTATTTTACTAATAACAAATGTCTTGGTTTTTGTCGCCATAAGTCACCTAAACAATAGCTAAATGTTTCGCTTAATCTTCAAAGGTACTTTACAGAAAAACGTCCAACTAACCAAATTTCGCAAAAGCATCCAACTAACCGGGTGATGATAGATTATATATAACTGGGACAGTTGGACTCCTAAGTTGGACGGACGCTAGAGTTGGATATTTAAATAGTAATATTTACTTTTAGTATACGTAGTATTTCTTGACTAGCGGACGTAGTACGCTAGTCAACATTAGATGGTCAAAGGTTGTTGTACTTTTAACTTTCTTTGGTAGTTGTCTTCACTTCGTTCGACAACTATTCTTATTTCATAATTATTATTTTAGTTTTTCTTTTTTAGTTCTTTATTTGGTTATCTAGTTCCACAGTGGAAATGAAAATCTGGACATGTCTTCTTACTATCTATTTATTAAATCCTTTTAATTATATTTAATACATTTAATAAATAGACTTAATTCTTTTAATTATATTTAGTATTTATTTAATTAATTACCCAGAAAATCAAATTATGTTTCAGGGAAATGTATGAACCAATTTCATTATGGCTTTAATAAAAGCAGTTAAACCCTACACATGGGAGAAATAAAATGAAGCGTAAGGCTGTTCTTGCCAAGCTCACAGAGCTTGCTAAAAAGGGGCCTCTCTTCGTTTTAGCTTCTGAAGACTTGGAAATTCAAAAAGGCGAGGAATTATCCTCATTTAATTGCACTGATTGCGGTACGCACTTTGTAACTGCTAATGCGCAACCTTTTTGTGTGACCTGTGGTTCTGACGATGTTGAAATTGAAGAAGTAGAGGTTGATACCGAACTGCCGGAAAGCGATGAAGAAATGTCTGCCGTATTATGTAGCGCCTGTGGCACTCATAATATTGTGCATGATGATGTTGCTTTAGCACTTGCCGGTAAAATGCACTGTGTAACTTGTGGTACTGACATTGAATATCCTACTGATTTAATTTCTGCTGCTAAAGATGAAGAATCTGAGGAAGACGAAATTACTGAGGATGATGTAAAAGAAGAAGTAGAAGAGTCTTCTACTAAATCTAAGTCCAAGTCTAAAAAAGAAATTGCAGAATCTGAGGACTCTGATTTTGAGGCCGAAGAAGAATTGGACGAAGAAGAAGACGAAATTACCGCTTCTAAAGAATTAAAGGAAGAAGAGTGCGACGAAGAATGCGAAGAAGAAAAGGAAGAAAAGGCTTCCAAGAAAGCTGCTGCGGAAAAAGCAGAAGCTGACGACGAAGAAAAGGAAGATGACGCTTATTCTGAAGACTCTGAAATGGATAATGTAGACGAAGCTAGTATTAAATTAATTGCACAAGCAAGTGGTGATCTGGAATTAACCCGCGTAGGCCAGAAAATTGTGGCTTTTGTAGGTGACGTTCAAGTAGCTACTCTGGATAAAAGTAATGCTGGCGAAAATGCTCCTATTTTCAATAGCGAAACTTTTGCAAGTGCAATTCAACACACTGCTAAACAAATTGGTGCAGAAAAAGCACTAGCTCATTATAACTTTAATATCCTTTCCGTAAAAGTACCTGTTCCTCGTTTGGTTGAAGAACGGGCAAGCGTTTTAGTAGAAGCCAAAGAAAAAGAATTAGCTCTCGCAGTTAAGGACGTGCGTGATAATTATCGTCACTCTCTTCAAATTGCAGCGGCTGGTTTGAATAAAAAGTTTTTCCGTGGCAGAACGAATTTAATTCGCGAAGCCTTGGCAACTGAACTTTCTGCACTAAACTTTAAAAATCCGACTAAGATGCTTGATCGTGTATTTGCTACTTTTTCGGATAAACATCATCAAGTGCTTTTTGAACTTGCTGAAGATTTAATGAATAAAAATGCAGAAGTCAGAAATCAACTCGCTGAGGCTGTTGGCGCAGCGGCTTACTCTGGTGATGACGAAGAAGAAAGCAGTGAAATGTCAGAAGAAGATGCAAGCTTGGAAAAACGCATTGAAACTTCTGGTATTCGCAGAAAACCTTCTAGTCAAGTTCCGGTTAAAACCCCCACTCCGGTAACTGCGGGCGTTCACGAAATCCGTAAGCTTACTGGTGGTAAGTTATTTTAAATATAGGAGAAACAAAAAATGTTAATTTTCGACAAAACCCGAGTAACTGAGTCTTTTGAATATCCGGTTCTTGCAAGCGCCATGGTAACTGCTGAAGGTCAGCCGCTTGTATCGGATTATTCTTCTGGTCAATTTACTGTTAAACCGGCTGTTGCTACTGCCACTGATAAATTTGTTGGTGTTTCTTTTTCACAACAAATTACTCCGATTGCTTTCCCGTACTATGAGCAAGTAATTGCAGACTCTGCTAATCCGTCTTCACTGTCACGCGCCAATCTTTATTCTGGCACGGTTCGCGCAGTGGGTTCGACTACTGGTGCTCTGACTGTTGTTGGTGTTGCTCCGGCTGCTGGCGAAGTTCAAGTTAACCTGATTAATGGTACTTTGACTTTTAATGCTGCGCAAAACGGCGAGACTGTAACGGTTTCTTATCGCTACACTCCGACCACTGTAGAAGAATTAACTGTTCAGGGTAACATTACTCCGGGGGGCACTTCTTCTTTTGTTCTTAATTCGTCTGGTGTAATTACCAAAGGCGAAATTTATACTTCTGAATTTGCAACTACTATTGATTGGTCTACTGCTGCTTCTAGTGGCTGGACTGTAGCAGTTAAAAACGGTTTGTTTACTGCTTATGCCACTGCTGCTGCTGCTGTTGCGGATAGTGCTGTAGTTGTACCGGATGCCGTAATTACTTACGTTCCGACTACTGGCTTCGGTATTATGGGTTCGGGTTCTAACGCTGTTCTTGGCGTTAAGTATTAATTGATAAATAGGAGAAATTAAAATGTCTAACTTTAAACGCCCGGTTCTTGCTGCCGAACTGAAATTAAACGGTTCTACTGCTATTGGTCAGAACGGTGAACTGAACGCTTACAGTAAAAAAGACCTGCTGCAACAAATTGCAGGTTTAATGGAAGCTGCTTCTACTCACGGTGTATTGACTGAACAAGCTGCTGCTGAAAAAGAAGTGCTTGCTTCTAAGCGTCGTGAATTGGTTGAAGCTGCTTTTGCTTCACCGGAAGCTCACGCTGAACTTGGTGCAACTTTGGCAGACGAACTTTATATTGCCGGTAAGCGCGAAGGTTTTATGCGTCGTATTATGGCGCGTCAAGATGTGCAAAAAGGTACTTTCCCTAATTTCCAAATGCGCATGAAAAACGTTCTGGCACTTTCTGCATCTTCTGTTTCACAAACGCAGTCGCAGATTGTTCGTGATAACATTTATACTCCGCCGGAATTTTATATTACTGCTCGTCCGTTTATTGAGCAGCGTCTGATTGAACAAAGTAATACTGATATTCTTGAGCAGAAATATATTGAAGCTCTGGAAGGTATTATGGTTCAGGAAGATCGCGTTTGGTATCGTCTTGCTACTGGTACTATCAACGTTTCTAACCCGTTTACTAACATTGCTGGTCAATTAAACCCGACCACTCTTGCTGCAATGCGTACTCTGGTTAACCGTTGGAATATTCCTGCATCTAATTGTTTAATTGCTTCTGATATCTGGAATGATATTATTGGCGAACAATCTTTCTCTGGTGTAATTGATCCTGTTTCTAAACACGAACTGCTGTTGACTGGTCATCTGGGTACGATTTTTGGTTTGACCATGTACACTGATGGTTTCCGTCACCCGCAACACCGCGTATTTAATCAGGGCGATATTACTATTGTTGGCGATTCTGTTAACCATGGTATTTATACTGATCGTGGTGGTATTACTTCTCAGCCGATTGATGGTACTCATGAGAAAATGCCGGGTCGTGGTTGGTTCTTCAGTGAACTTATGTCCATGACCATTGCAAACGCTCGTTCAGTAGCTCGCGGCAACCGTCAGTAATTTATTTTAAGGCAGGACAGCATTAATTTGTTGCTATTTAATTTAGCTAACTGCCTATAAATAAATTCACACAGAGAGGTAATTACAAATGGCTCTTAAAAGATATTCCAAGACGCTAGACCGCCTTATGGTTGCGGCTCTTACTTTTAAAGAAGGTGAGATTGAAAAAGCTGCACAAGCATTGAAAGCTGCTGTTGACGAAGAAGACTTCGATGACGAAATTGAAATGCTTGAAGAAGAAAACGAAGACGCAATGAAGGAAGAAGAAGCGGCTTTTGAAATTGCAGAAGCAGACGAAGAAGAAATGGAAGAAGAATCTGAGGAAGAAGAAATTTCCGAAGAGGCTAAATTAGCTCGCGCTCTTGCTTCTATTTCCAAACGTAAAGGCCGTAGCCGTCGTGTAGTAGCGGCTGAAGAAGAATCTGAAGAAGAAATGGAAGAAGATGAAGAAGAAGACGAAGAAACTGCGAAAATTAAACGTCGCATGGAACGTCGTGACGCTAATCTTGCTCGTTTGTCGAAAGACAAAAGTAAAAAGAAGTAATTAAGCAGTAATAAAAGCCCCTTAATTGGGGCTTTTTTATTTTTGTTTTAAGGCTAATTTTATTCTATATAGTTGGAGTTTAGCTATGAGCCTAGACAAAGAACAATCTTTAAATGATTTAACCGCTTACATGGAAGAACAAGATCAAAATATAACTATTGAACAGATAACTCTGCGTGGCCTTGCACGTAGAATGCAAAAAGTATTCGACATTAAATATACTCCTTTAATGATTGTATCCAATGATAGGTGGCCTTTAATTAATGACTTTTTTAAGTTGAAATTGAAAAGAGACAGAGGCGTAGACTTGCCAATAATTGTATTTAAGCCGGGAACTTTTGAAGTAGACAGCACAGGATATAATGTTAAGTCTTTATTGCGTAGTGGGGTTTATGCTAATGGAACCGCAGACGCTAATAGTTTCGTTTCTAAGCTAGAAGTTATTCCGGTTAAATACAACATGGAAGTTACCTGTATTACCGACGATTATAAGTTCGCCTCGAAGTATTTTAATCGTTGGTTATTTGCATCAGTCACTAAAAAATTAAATATGAATGTTAACTTCTGTGGCTTTTCTTTTCCAACAACCGTAGCTTGCGACTCTACAATAACAGTTCCACAGAAAGACAACTCTCCAGAAGCCATCAACGTTTATGAAATAGAGTCAACTTTAATCGTAAACGGGTATATGAGTACAGATATTCCGATAAGCGAATTGCCTCAAGTTCCGATAATTACTCAAATAAATTTGAGAACAATAATAGGCGATGAAGCAACTGACCCCGCTTTAGGCGAACTAATAACGTTCCCCGAAGACCAATAGAGGAATAAAAAATGGAACGTGGAATAGTATTTGATTTAAAACTTTATTCAGCAGATGAAAGAATTCGTAGAAATATATTTGGAGTAAGAACATCTAAAACTGAATTAAATGGAATAATAGATCAACAGTCTTTTACGTTGACCACTGGGCAGTCCTTTGCAATTCCTAATTTACCTAATTGTGTCAGCTTTGTACTTTATTCAAACTTGCCTGTAGTTGTTCAAGGTGATATACCAGACGACGCTAGTGGCGTAGCTTTTCCAGAAATGAGTCTATTAGCATTAACTTCTGGTTTGAATAATGTAACTGTAACTAATACTAACACTGACTCTGCAAGCGTAACATTAACAAGACTCTCAGCACAAGATAGTTTAGTTGTCTAATAAAAGTATTATATTTTAGTATCTTTTATACTAATTTAATGTCAAGCCAGTAGGCTAGTGTTTAACATAAGAGGATACAAAAATGGCAACAGTTGTGAAAAGCCCGTATCCGTTTTTGATTACCGTTGGTATCAAAAATAAGGAAACGAAAGAGAAAAATGATTTACCAATTAAACCTAAAGGTAAAATTGTATTACCTGAAGGTTTTTTCATTAGTAATGAAACGTTGTCTCAGTATAAGGACTTAAAAATAATTAAGGAAAAAGAACAACCTGTCGTGGTAATAAAAGAACAGCTCGAAGTTAAAGAAGAAACTCCGGCTAACGACTCAAAGAAAAAGTGAGGTATAAATAATGTCTCTTCTACAGAACGCATCTGCCGGTACTTATTTTGAGGAAGTTAATTTATCTCAAGAAATTAATCCGGTAACAACGGCAGTTGGTGCAATTGTCGGTGAATTTTTACGTGGCGAACCTAATGTTCCTGTTCTTTTTACTTCAACAAAAAACTTCGTAGACGAAACAGGTTCACCAAGTCCAGAACTAGTAACGTGGCCTACTACTTATTGCGGCTTTGCTTTTTTACGTAGGTCTTCGCAAATGTACGGGGTACGTGTTCTTAATTCTGATAATTCCCACTCTTACGCGGGCGCACTCACGCGCACGACTGTGGGTTCTAACTCAGAAACCTATTCTCCCCGTAAAAAATATTCTTCAACTGTGCCTGCAACTCCCGGCCCCTACACAGCAACAATTCCTACGATTGCTGCGGAATTACCTTTAACACTCTCTAGTGTTCAAGTAATTACTGAAACCACTGGTGAATTAACTGTTGTTGCTTCGCCTGCTGTTCCTGCTGCGGGCGAAGTTCAAATTGATATTGCCACTGGTATTTTAACTTTTAATGCAGCACAACAAGCAGAAGACTTTGATGTTTATTACAGAACTGCAAACGGCACCGCTAGTCCTACTCCTAGTACTATGGAGTTTTCTCCGTTAGATCAATTTTATTCTTACTCCATAGGCCCCGGTTCTTACGGTACAAATATTAGCTATTCAATTAATTCAGATAACGCAATTTCTCCGACGCCTGTTCCTGTAGCATCAACTACAACTGGCGGCACTTTAACTTTACTGGCGACTTATCGTGTAGGTATTGCCGCAGTAACTCCTTTAGGCGAAATGGCACCTGAGTTCGCTAATGTTACTTTAGCAGGAACTGAAAATACTATTACAGTAACATTCCCTAAAGTAGCTAATGCGATTTCTTATAAAGTTTATTTAGGTACGGCTGCACCTTCACCTGTAGTTGATCCTGAATTTATTGCGACTATTGTTCAACCTTCAGGTAGCGCTGATATTTCTTATATTATTGACGGTTCTTTGACCCCAGACGGCGCTTATCAATTAACCTCCCCGACTACTGATGTATTTACTATTAATATTTTTGACTCTGAGATTAGTGTAACCAGTCCAGTAGAAAGTTTTGAAGTATCTCTTAATTTTAAAGTTGATGGCTTTAATCAACAGCTTGAAATTGAAACTAAAATAAATGCGTTCTCAAGAAAATTGAGAGTGGTTAAGAATCAAGACTTTGCTACTGCCGTAGTTTATCCAGTAGCTAGAACGTCTTTGGTAGATGGCATTGACGGTACGTCTCCTACTGCAAATGATATTTCTTTAGGTTGGGATTTATTTGCGGATAAAGAAAAAATTACAGTACGTCATTTAATTAACGGTGGTGTTTCTGTAGTTTCCGTTCAACAAAAAATGAATAGCATTTGTACAAGACGTGGTGACTGTACTGCTTATCTCGACGTTCCCACTATTTATCAAAAAGAACAAGATGTTGTCGTTTACAGAAATGAAGTTCTTAATCTTAATACTACTTACTCTGCTCTTTACACACCTGACTTGCAGATTCAAGATGAATTTAACGGAAGACTTATTTTTGTTCCTCCTAGTGGTCACGCAGCAGGTGTTGGTGCAGCAAGTGGTTTAAGAGCACCTGCCGGTCTTAACCGTGGTATTCTTGATGACGTTCAAGCTTTGCGTTATGAATATAATCAGGAAGGTAGAGATTTAATTGCAAGTGCTAAAGTTAACTACGTGAGAAACTTCCCCGGTCGTGGTATTGCGATTATGGAAGCTTTCACACTTGAATCTCAAATGTCCGCGTTGTCTTTCTTGAATGTTAGATACACTCTTAACTTAATTAAACCTACGGTAGAAAACGCGCTTGATTTCTCCCTGTTTGAACCTAATGATGATATTACGCGCCGACAGATTTCTAATCTGATTTCTGAATTCCTTGATATTGTTAGAGACGAGCGTGCAATTCAAGATTACCTTGTTGTAATTGACGAAAGTAATAACCCGCCAATTGTAACAGGTAACGGTCAGCTTAACGTGGATATTTACATTATTCCTACGCTACCAATTCAAAGAATTCGTGTTCGTCTTATCGTTACAAAACAAGGCGTGTCGCTTGCAGAAGTCGCAGCGTCCGGCGTTTAATAGGAGTAAATTAATATGGCACGTTCTAGTTATTCAGATGCAAGGTCTTTACCTGATCCGCTTCTTTCTTATAACTTTGACTTAATTATTGCTAACGTTCCGGGCGGTGGTGACACACGCGCCTTGAAAATTAAATGTCAGTCTACGGAAATTCCGGGTACGTCTGTTGAAGACGTATCCGTGTTTCTCCACGGCGTAGAATTAAAGTACGCCGGCCGTCAGACTTGGACACACACTTTATCTGCTCAGTATTTAGAAACGCGAGATATGTCTACTCGCTTCGGTATTAAAAACTGGATTGAGTATGCAAGAAATGCTCGACAGAATACAGGTAGATACAAATCGCAATACGCAACAATTGCTGATTTACTTTTGTATGATGATGCTGGTCTGGTAATTCGCACTATTCGTATGGAAGGTTTCTTTCCACAGTCTTTACAAGAAACTGGTGTTGATGGCTCAAACTCTGCACCTGTAATTATCCCTGTGACCTTTTATTATGATGCGGCCTTTGACCTGTGAGCCTAAACTAAATGAAAAATCTGTAAAGTAAGTGGCCAACACTAACACCGAAAGGTATTCAAGTGGCCACTTACTTGCAACAGAAAGACTACGAAAAATATTTAAAAACTAAGTCTATTTCACTTATACACTTTGATCGAAAATCCTCTGTTCATCGTTGTAATAAATGTAGTAAAGAATGGAAAGCAAGACCTTCCAACGTAATGCGTAACCAGTCTGGTTGTAAACAATGTATGCTTCGTAAACGAAGAAAAGACGCGAGCGTACACTCCTTTAAAACATATAAACAAACCTGCAAAGAAAAGAGATTAAAAATAATTGGTACCTACGTAAATAAACTAACTAAGATAGACCATCGGTGTTTAAATTGTAAACATATATTTTCAGTAAAACCTAACGACATAGACAACGCACCCAAAGGAAGAAACCGTTGTCCTAAGTGTTACTCAGATAGTCCCCCTAATAATCAACTTTCTATTAAAGAAATAAAGAAAAGAGTAAAAGAAAAAGGCAAGCTGAAACTTATAAGACTCTCAGACACTATTAAAGGTGTTCGCAGAGCCAAATTTCAATGCTTAAAATGTACAACTGTATTTAGTGCAAGACTCCATGACGTTATTCATAGAGGCTCAGGTTGCCCGGCTTGTAAATTGCAAAGTATTTTACTAAATAAAAACCTATATAAAAAGAAAATCTTTGCATTAGGAAAAAGAGAAGTAGTAGTTCTTGGGTACGAGCATTATGCTTTAAGTTACCTTCTGTCCAAAGGCGTTAGAAAAACTAGCATACAGGCAGGCTTACACAATATTAAAATTCCAGTTATAAAATACAAACACAGAGCTAAACTTAGAAGATACTACCCAGATATTTATGTTAAGTGTACAAATACTTTAATTGAAGTAAAAAGTACGTATACATTGGGTCTTAAAGACAGGTATGTTTACGAAAGACTAAGGAATAAAGCTAAAGCGGTATTAGAACAAGGTTATAGATTTAAATTATTGGTATTTACACAGAAAGGTGAGAAAATGAAAACTCCGAAGGACTGGCACTTGCTGTCCTACAAAAAATTCGTAACCGCCTTTACAAAATTAAACAGATAATGAAACTGCCGACTAGCTTTGTTAGTCGGCTTTTTCCACATGTAGAGGTAAATTATGTCAGCTAAAATTCCCGGCGTCGTTAGCGGCGCAGTACAACCCTTTGCTGGAATTATCAGTGCGTCTCCGGGAATTTTGGGGACTTCACAAAATACTCAGGACGTAAAAGACCGTTTTGGTTCTGCTGCGGACAATGCGATTGAACAAGCAAAAGGAAATGTTAAAACCGAAGGTATTGATTTAGGAATAAAAGTTTTACAGAAAGTCACTGTTCCAAAGTTAGGAAACTTAGGCGACTTAGCAAATCAATACTTGGGTAGAAACGGTTCTAAATTATCAAAAACAAAAGCAGATAAGTACGCACCTGATCCTAACGGTTGGTACGCACAGGCAAAAAAGAGAGTAGACCCCTTACTGTCAATAGACTTTAGCATTGATATGCCTCAAGTATCGAATTTAAAACTCCCAGAATCTTATATTGAAGATATTGTTTTGCCTATTCCTAACGTAGAAGACTATGGAGTTTTTCTTTACGGTAAGCGCGACTATTTTGCGGCTATTCAAGATATATCTAGTTTTAATATTTCATGTTACGAAGATCATGTACTAACAGTTCTGTCTTACTATAACACTTGGAGACAGAGAATACGAAATCCTGACGGTACATTTAAAGCTCCTTCTTTTTATCAGAGAAATATAACTGTGTATTTGACTGGCCCTTCGGGAAACGAAAACGGATTCTTTGACTTGTTCGGGCAATTAACTTTAGTAAACTGTTTCCCTACAAACATTACAGGTTACGATTTTGGCTCACAGAACGCTGAACGTATACGACCTGTTATTGAATTTCGTTGTTCTGACTCTATTTTTGTTCCTTTTTCTGAAAATAACGGAGCAACAGTAGGAAATCCACGTTACGGTTTTCAGGCATTAACCCAAGATAGTTCTGAGAGCGGACAAGTGACGGAAAACAAAAAAATGTCACCGGGAGAGTTTATAAAAGACTCTTTCACAGCGATAAAAAGTTTAGGAAAAAACATAGTCAAAGATGAAATTTCTAACATACCAAATAAGATAAAATTCTAATTAGTATCTGTAAAGTAAGACACACAAACCCCAGTGAGGTAGTTATGAAAACCGAGACTCCGGCTACATACGCAGACTCTGCGACCCCAACAACTGATCCAAATACTTCTAGTGTCGTTGTAGGAAATTCAGAAACAGATGTGGAGCAAGCCTACGCCGAAAAAAATCCTAAATACTTTAATCTAACTGATGACATTACAAGTAGGTTTGCGTTTTACGGTTATCAAACCCTTTCTATAAAACCTTTTGATGTAGAGTGCCTAAAAAAGATTTATCGTTCTATGAGACTAGATAGCAGCAAAGGTATTGTAGAGGCTATTAGTTCATGTGTTGATCCTGACAAGTCTGCTTTCGATTTAACTGTCCCAGATTTCTGGAGCTTAATGATTTGGCAGCGAATTAACTCTTACAGAAAAACGGATTTTGTTGTTACTCACCACTGTTCAAATCCAGAGCACCAAAAGAAAGTTAATGCGACTGAAAACTTAGAAGATGATGATGAACACAAAGTTGCTTATGACACTCTTTACAATTCAACTCCAATTAAAGGATTTAAACAACTTAAAGTTAAGTTCATTGACGAAGAAATTGCAACTAATCTTTCAAATCTAGTAAAAGACGTTAGTGAAAAATACGGTATTTATTTATACCCCCCTACAATGGCAGACACTATTGAAATTGAAAGTTTGGAAGAGTACTTAAAGTCTAAAATTAATCCTGATACCCCTGAGCCTGTTATCGAGAGAATTAAAAATGAACTTGCAGAATTAGAGTTCACTGCAAAATACGCTACACACATTAGTAGAAGACACGGAACACTGAAAGAGAGAATTGAATTATTAGAAAAACAAGACCCTGACTTTATTGAATACATCGACGAATTTATGGCAATGCTTGACTACGGAATTAAAGATACTGTGCAAGTTAAATGTGCTTACTGCAACCACGGGGAGGAAATCGACTTGACGTTCGATTTACTTACCTTTTTTCCCGGAAATAAGTGAGAACGATATTTATACTAGAGAGTATAATTATCACACTTGGGCGCATGTAGATTTTCCAGAAAACAGTGACGCACTTCGTTTCATTCAGTTGACAGACATGTTAAACAAAGATATTCAAGAATTGGAATTAAAAAGAAAGAACAAACAGAACTCGAAGTAGCCGAGGTTTTTATGAGAAATACTTTTGGTAAATTTGGATTTACCCCGAAAGACTCTTTTGGTATAGACAGGTCAGACGAAACTAAATTAAAAGCTCTCGGTTTAGAAAGTGATACTAAAACCCTTAAAGTTTTGCAGGACACATTAAAAGAGCAGAAAAGACTAGCGGAAGCTGTTGCAAAAGAGAGACGAAAATCAATCGAAGAGAAAGGACTGAAAGGTGGCGCTGCTTTAGTGGTAGAGCAGTCAGCCACCAAGTACGAAAACATTTCCAAAAAAATTGATGCGTTTTTGAGTGCGCGTATTGTAGATAACAAAACTGCAAACGAAGCAGTAAAAGACTTAGGCAGAACATTATCTATCCTTCAAGAACTGGACAGAAAGAATAACGAAGACCTATTCAAGAAAGTAATACAAGCCAATGTAATTGATATTAAACGAATAACCAGATCAGTAGAAGACTTAAAAGAAGTTGTCTCAAAGGATGTTGTAGTAGAAAAGAAAAAGTCAGAAAGAGAGAAAAGAGAGAAAGAAAAGGAGATTGGTAAGAGCGCACGTTATGACAAAGAGAGATCATCTGCAACAGCAGGTTCTGTAGCCCGTATTGGTCTTTCCAAAGTAATAGGTACGCCTCTAACTATCCTGTTAGATAAACTAATTGACTTTGATAAAGTTGCTGGAAGTTTTACTTCTTTCTTAAATCCTAAAAAAGCCCTTCCGAAAATGTTTGAGGGCCTAAAAAAGGGTGCAGGTTATTTGCACCAAAAAGCACAGGGCGCTTACGTAAGAGCTATGTATACAAAAGGCCCGGATACTCAAAGTAGCCCTAATTCGTTTATGCAACGTGCTGGTGATTCTATCGCAGCTTCACCTATGGCAATGGGTTTAATGGGTATAAGCAAAAACTTTTCAGACAAGATAGAGGAAGTAAAAGACACTTTATTAAATATTCAAAAACGAAATGAATTTTTAGACAAAGTAAGAGATAAATTAAATTCTGCGAAAGGCTTTATGGGCAATGGTTTATCCAAGCTAGGTGGCCTTGCTGGTAGAGGGATAAAAGCAGGCGCTTCTTTATTAGGAAAAGCCGCACCCTTGGCTATGGTAGGTGCCGCAGGTTTCGCAGGCTGGCAAGTTGGCACAAAGATTTATGACAAATTTAATTTAGAAATTGCTGACTTCATGGACGGTACTGTAGCAAAAGTTGAAGCTTTTGTTTCAGGCGTTAAAAACTTTTTTACCAAAACAAAAAACTTTTTTACAGGACTAGGCGATACAGCCAAGTCTGTAATAGAAGATATTAAAAATTCCCCCTTAGCTAAGTTTTTCTCTAAATACTTTAATTTCGATGACAGTGCTAGTTCAATGCCGCAGTACACTTCAAACACTTTAGCTTTTGACGCATCAGGAAAGACTAGAAGTGCTTCTGATATGACAGGGTTTGTCGGAAATGCTTTTGCAAAGGCGTCAGGTTCCACAACAGTAAATAAAGCAGACTTGCCTTTAGTTTATCAGCAGGCACAAACAGCGATTAATACTGAAGGAAAACAAAACAACCAACCGCAGCCTGTTAGTGTTTCCAGAAGCCCGTCTATGGACGAAATACCAATGTTCGTTCCTGAAACTGGATTACTGGTCGCAACTATTCCATCTGCTTTTGGTCAGTGAGGTTTTTATGGCGGACGTAAGAAATATTTTAAAAAATCCACCTATACCAAATGCTAAACCTAGTTCCAGTTCTTCAACCAACTCTCCTTCTGTTAATGTTGCGCCTTACACAGTAACTGTTGTCTCACAATTAAACGAAAAAGCTATTGTAGTTAACGCACCACTACCAGAAGATTTTTCTTTTAGTATAAATTCAAATTATTCTGCACCTTTTGAAGATAGTGGTCTTGTTTCAGGTTCAAAACTCCAAGGGGCTGCATCTTTTGCAGGTTTCACTGGTTTAATTCAAGCAATGTCCGCACAATTATGGACTAGCAGTACAGGAGTTGAAATTACATTACCTTTTAACTTTGTTTCTAGAAACAATCCTTTAACCGAAGTAAGAACTCCTATACTAAATCTTTTAAAATTATGTTCGCCGCGTGCAGAAACTTCTTTTAGTTTGTTAACACCCCCCGGCCCTACTTTAGATAAGACTAAGATACTTGATGTTGCTCAAGCTTTCTTAGGGCTAACTCTTACAGAAGCAGGTTCAGTTATTGGACTTGTTAGTGACAGTGAGCGAGAGTCTAAGCTCGCTGGAATTCAAGCAACTTTTGAATCTGCTATAAAAAACCCAATATCCTTAGCCATAGGAAGATTTATTTATTTTTCCAATGTTGTTATTACAGGTGTTGATATACAATTTACTTCTGTTCTTTCAGAAAATCAATTTTTGAACTTCCCTTGGAAAGTTTCTGCTAACGTTTCTTTCAGAACTTTTGTTACGCCAACGTATAGAGACTTGGAGCGTATATTTAGGGTAGGTACTTAACATGGCAATTTTCTCACAGTTTCCGAGAAAAAATTACATACCAGTAAAGACAATTAAATTAAGTGACTATACTTTTGATAATATACAAGTACTAGATTTATTGAGTGCAGAGTACAACGAGATATTTGAAGGAACTTCGCTCAACTACTCTGAATTTCTTGTATCGCAGTCCTTTGAAGGACGGCCTGACTTGATTGCAAATAAATTCTACGGTTCTACAGATTTGTGGTGGTTAATCTGTATTTACAACAATGTAATTAATCCATTGTTCGACATTCCTGTAGGTAAGCGTATGCGTATTCCTAGAAGAGACGAACTTGAATTCTTATTACAATCGAACAAACAAAGAATAGAAAATCCAAGAGTGGTAGATATTCCGTGAGGCACTTATGATTAATTTTTCAGATAGACTATTCTTAGGGCTTGTCTTAGATGGAAAAGAATTTCCTTTAGAGACAACCTCATTTAAAAGCCTTCAAATGAGTAGCAACAAAGACTTTACTGTACCACAAGCCCAATTAATTATAGCAGATCAGTTTGGTTATCTCTCACAAAACCCCCTCGCAGATAGACAGACCGCCACTATAATTTTAGGTGCAGACAAGAAAAGCTTAAAAGAATATACCTTCAGAGTTTTTAACTTCAAAAAAGAAGTATCAGGTAACGTTACTTATTTTAATATAACTTTAATTTTTAATTGTCCGAGGTGGACAACAGAAAATAAAACGAGGGCTATAGCAGGCGCAACTTCCACAGACGCCATGCGACAACTAGCCACAGAGAGTCTTTTAAATTTCAACGGCGACTCTACTACAGACAGACAGACTTGGTATCCGGGCGGTGATAAACGTGCAATGTTTGCAGAAAGAATTGCACGTCATGGATATGCGAACCAAACTTCTTGTATGAAAGTCGGGTTAACTTTAGAAGGTGAACTTAGATATAAAAATATTTCAGACATTGACTACAAAACCGCATTTGAATTTGTTACTGGCATAGGCGATTCTAAATCAAAGTTCTCCATTGTAGATAAAAAAGAATTTACTACAGCCGGTCAGAATAATGATATTGGAGGGGGTTACAAAAAAACCACTGTAGAACAAAACCCTTTAAAAACTAGCGCAGCCAACTCTGCTTTACACTCAAAGATTTCTGTAACAACAACTAGCCAAGCCCTTTTGCTAAATAGAAATGTAACAGATAGAATTGAAGGCTCTGTAGTTAACTTTGGTGCTATACAAACAGGAAATAATCACAGCAATTACACAAAAGCATTGCACCAAAACAAAAGAATTGATGCGATGTACTCTAGTGGTTTATACACCGTTATTCAGGATCAAACCGCTATTGATTTATTTGATCCTGTTAACGTAACAGTATTTGACCTAATTTCAGGTAAGCCTGACATTAACGATCAAGCTACTGGCTCTTATTTTGTTTCCGGTAAAACAATTTTTGTTTCGCAAACCGGACAGTACAACGAAAAATATTCTATGCTGAGAGCAGGAACTAACGGGACTAATATACCAGCGTCACAACAGGGTACTTAATATGTCTTCTTTAAACGATCTAAGAGAGTCTTCGTTAAAAGGAATGTTTTTTTCAGGAACGGTAGTTGATAGGAACGACCCTTTAAGGAAAAAAAGAGTAAGAATAAGAGTTCCTGTTATTTTCGACGACACACCTGACGAAGAACTTCCTTGGGCTTACCCTAATAGCGGTTTGCGTTCAATAGGAGTTCCAGACTTAGGAACAGACTTGCTTATTATTTTTGACCGTGGAGATATATCAAGTCCTTTATATTTAGGTAAACTCCGAACAATAAGCAATGTAGAAGAAATTCTTGGAACTAACTATGAAGAGACTTATGGTTTTCAAGATAAAAATGGAAATCGTTTTTACGTAGATATGTCAAACAATACGATTAGGCTAGAGCACACCTCGGGTTCTTTTGTAAATATAAATAGTGACGGGGCAATTGCAGTTAATGCTATGGATAATGTCACCGTAAATTGCGAAGATTTAAATGTTACTTGCACTAATGCTACTGTTGATGCAACACAAAACGTAACTGTAACCGCCGCTCTTATACAACATAATTAGGGTGACTTATGGCAACACCTCACGCAAAATTAGGTTCTATAGGAAATGGGTTTTGTCCATGTCATCCGCCTTTTCCTCCGGTTTTTTACACCACTACAATTATACAGGGGCAACCTACGTATTTAACTAATGGAATGCCTACAGCAATTATAGGGAGTATTGGAATATCTTCTTGTGGTCACTCTACGGTTGCAATAACAGGAAGCTCCACCCATTTAAGTACGGGACTTGGAATTCATCGTCTAGGTGATACTGGAGCTAACTGTGGTAATTACTCAATTGTTGCAGGTGTAAGTCCTAATGTAATAAGCGGAGGCTAGAAATGCCGGTTCATCCAGATTCTGTAATTTCTACATGGGTTAATGATTTTCATCCTTCTTTCTATGACAGTCTTACATCAAAAGAAAACTGGACTTATTTAAACGCCCCTCCCGGAAGTGTAGACGGAGAAACAGGGCTAGACGGATGGAAAAGGCTATATGGAAATTTAAACACTGCTTTAACAAATTGGAATAACCATGACAGAGACGTAGGTGGTTATTCTTTAAACTTGCCCGATCTCTTATTATTTATACACTCCTACATGGCTCTTGGGGAACAATTTCCGTTACTTACTTTTCCAAACGTTTATGATACTAACAACATAGATTTTTATAAAATTTTCAATATAAATAATTTTATTGAAACCACTCTGGCCAACCCAGTTGATTGGTACGATGATCTTGTATCAAGTGGAGGTTTTTCCCCAACTTGGGTTTCTTCTAAAATGTCTACAAGTATTACACAAGTAAATAACTGGGACGCAGCAGGTGCTGGTATTTACAGAGAAAGAACACGAGTTGCTACTATACGTACTATTAGTCCACAAAACGCTCAATTTTTTACTGGAAAATTTCTGTTTATTGAACCTACTGGCATTGTCATAAAAACAAAACAAGAAATCGGAGAATTGTTTTTTAATACACTAAATTGGAAATACGTAACGCCGGGTTCAGTATTCCCAAACTTGCTCGACGGTAAAGGAATTGAACTTCCTCCGTACATAACGTTGTAGGTGAATTATGCGAGTTCAGCCAGCTAATCCAACATTCACAGATTTAAATATACTTTTTGGAGTTAACGTATATCCTGAACTCTTATATGACGAAGACGTTATACGACAAAGCATATACATGATTTTAACAACACCTGTAGGAACTCGTTTATTCAGACCTGACTACGGTTCACAGTTATTTAATTTACTGTATGAACCTAGAGACGATATTTCAGAGGTAGAAGTTGAAATTCTCTTAACACAATCAATAGAAAAATGGGAACCTCGGGTAATTATAGACCCCGAAAAAACAAAAGTAATAAATATAAACAACGGGTTTTCTATAGACCTGCATTACACAATTCGAGCAACTAACAGACAGAGTAACTTGTCTGTTAACGCACTCAGATAAGGAGTCTTTAAATGACGCAGCAATTATCTACAATTCGACCTGACCTTCAAGATTTAGTAACTCAGTTGCAAAATAAACTTTCATCAAAAGATTCTTGGAAAGGTCTTTTACCTACGGAGGCGGGTCAAACTATTATTGAGTTTATTGCATCCATAGGTGCGTTGGATCAATATTCTTTAGAAATGATATTCAAAGAAGGTTTTCCACAAACCTCTAGAATTGATTCTAGTGCTTTTGGTATTACCCGTTTACTTGGAGTCCGTTTAAAAAGAAAGGCTCCAGCTAATATTGAAGTAACTATAACAAACAACACGGCAAACCCTTTAATCTTCGCAAAATTTTCTGAATTTGATGTTTCTGGCGTAAAATTATTTAATCGTAGTCAGATAACCGTGAACGCAGGTGACACTGACGCTCATGTTTTATATCAAGGGGAACTTCGCACTGCTGGCTTCACTTCTACAGGAAATGATTTTCAGTCCTTTATTTCTCCAGAGTCTGAATTTACAGTATCAGACGAAGACGTTGAAGTATTAATAAATGGAAATCCTATTCCCCGTTCTACTTTAGGAATGTGGAAATTTAAAAAGACAACTGCTGTTCCTGTCAACGATGTTTTCCAAGATTTGACTACAAAAGAAGGAAGCTTACAAATTCTTTTTGGAAATGACTTATTTGGTACTAAGCCTTTAACTAACGACGTTCTATCTATTCGTTATATGATAACAGAAGGTCTTTTAGGTAACGATGGTTCTCTAGTTGGAGAATCTGTTACTTATACAGGACAACCTGACGATGTAGTTATTACTTCGACAACAGGATTAAAAAACGGCAGCAATGAAATCAATGCGTCTTTGTATAAAAGAATTTCTCCACGTATTTTTGCTTCTTATGAAGTTGCTGCACAAGAGCAAGACTACGATATTATTTTTAACAATCCTATTTTTCCGGTAGTGGACTACAGAATTCAAGGACAGCGTGACATTGATACAACAGATGTTCGCTACATGAATCTTTCAAAAGTATGGTTACTGCTACCAGATGATATTTTAGGAAATCCAGTTGTTCCAACACCTACAGAGTTTAATAACTTTACTAATTGGCTACAAAAAAATGCTGTATGGACAATGCGCTATTTTTATGACATTGTTTTCGAGCCTGAATTTGGTTTAGCAAGACCTGCTCCTATTGGTTATTATTTAGAAGTTGAAATATATTGCAAAAATACGGCTGATCTTGGTGCTGTTACTGCGGAAGTTAAAACTGCCTTACAAAATTTTGTTGCGTTAGGCGTAAGGTCAATTTCCAGAGATATTTATATATCTGACATTATTGATTTGGTTAAAAGAACAAGTCCGCAAATTGACTACGTTATATTAAAAAACCCTACTACAGACATAATAACGAATGCTTTGACAATGCAGCCGTCTTTTGAAATCTTAAATACAGGCGGTTCTTTAGGTAATTTATTAGCGCCAGAAACTTATTCCTACATAGTAACAGCTAGATTTGACTACACAGGAACTCCACTTGTAGATTTAGAAACCAAGCCTACTGTTTCTCTTTCTCCTGCTGTTTCTTCTGGAATAAACACAGCGTCCATCCGTGTAGAATGGAAACCTTTATACGGGGCAAAAGACTATAGAGTTTATGGTAGAATGCAAGGTGGTGGTTTTGGACTACTAGCAACTGTAACTGATAATTTTTATTTAGACACAGGTGCTGCGGTTCCAAACGTAGGTATTCAACCCCCTGTTCAAGACGCTTCTGGTTATAGAGTACCTACACTTGAAGAAAAACCTTTGCCTGCACTCGCTAATGATGGAATTATTATAAACGCATTTTTCTCTGGGAGATAATAATGAAACGTCGTGACTTGTTATGGCCTCCACTAAGAGACTTAGCAGTTTGGAAAGACTTAGCTGATGCTATTGATGAAGTTTGGAAGGACAAAATTGATGATCCGCAAAAACTTTTCTTGTTACTACGTGATATTTTTCCATTTACGTTTACGAAGTACGGCGAAGAGCCTCAGACCGGAATGTTCGACACTACTGATCTATACCCTTTTCCTAAAGATGAGTATTTAAAAAACTGTGATCTATTGGGTTTTCAATTCAGTGAAACTTTTTTCAGCAGAGAAGACTTTCAACTTATTTCTAGTACGTTCGCGGCTTATCTTCCAGAAAAAGTAACTGAGACGTGCGTTGATTATTTTAGTTACTGTTTGAGCGCTATTTTTGAAACGGACACCTTATGGGCTGAAATGGACATAAACAATAAATATATAAACTTTGAGCCTGAATTATTACCTGACGGTGTTACGCCTAACCCTGCGATAGGAACACCTGTTTACGCAGGAGGTACTTGGTTTCCAACAACACACGTAAATCTGAGATATGACTTTGTTAAGTTTGGTTTATTTACACCTTACAACGTCAGAGATTTTTTCTACTACATTGTGCCTCTTGCAATTGTTTTGAATACAATTGTTTTTGACAGTCCTGTGCCTTTGCAACAATATAGCGTCGCAATTGCAGGGCTAATGACGATAACGTATTAAGGAGTTTATTAAATGTCACAGTTTGAACTTACTCAAATTGGTATTGATGCTGTTAATGCTGCGGGTACGGGAGGCCCTAAGATTGATGTTGTTGAATTTAGAGTTTCTAATTATGATGGCCCTGTAATTGATCCTGTAGATTATATTAATTTAACTGCAATGCCGGGTTCTACTCTACATACCGGCGTTGTGTCTGGATACACTATTGCTGGCCCAAATGACGCTTCTTGGCGTCTTTCTATGGATCAAACTGTAGGGACTTTTGATTTTGATTGGGTTGGTTTATACCATACTAATGACGGTAGTGATCGAGTTTTATTTGCTATTTACAAGTTGCCGGGAAAACAAGCAAAAACTGATATCGCTTCAGGCTCACCTAACGTAATTAATTTTGATGCAACTACTACAGGTGTTACTAATGCCGCAGCTATCGTTAATTTTACGGTTTATTCAGCGGGTATTGCAAAACCCGTAGAAGTACCTAATGTGGAAAGTATTCCACCTGCTCCCGTAGCTCCTACAAATTTTTATATAGGAGACACGGATGAAACAAATTCAATTTTAAGAGTATTTAAAAAACCAGATGACTTATGGAGTATAGCTGAAAAGAAAATCCTTCTCTCAGGAACTGTTACCGCAGGCGCAAGTACACCACTTCGCATTTACTCCACTGATATAGGCTCCAGCATAACAGGACTGGTAGCGGGCAAATACTTTATACAGTTTACTTCAGGCGCTTATAAAGGGCTTTTAAGAAAAATTACAGGCACTGGTTTGGACTACGTAGAGTGGACTGCTTCCTTAGCGTCAACTCCAACACTAGGAATAACTTTTGATATTTTAGACTCTTCTTATTCTTACCCACCAGATGCTTCTACTACCGTTAAAGGAATCGTTGAACTCGCGGACGATACTGAAACTGCTAACGGGGTAGACGGAACTCGCGCAGTAACGCCCTCTGGTTTAGCAAGTATTGTTAGTGAAGCTGCTACAGCAGAAAAATTAGCAAAGAGAAACGCATCAGGACAGCTCTCTGTAGCCACACCAACTTTAAATGAACATGCGGCTAATAAAGAGTACGCTGATTTAGTTTCGTTAACTACAAAAGAAGATATTTTATCCGGGGTACAGTGGGGCCTTGTAACCAAATTAGGAGAGTCTGCTAATCTTGCGAACACTGGAATACCTGAGTCGGTATGTGTACTGAACTCTTCTGCTAGATTTTTATTCGTTACAGCTTCTGCTGCCACCTCTAGGATTTATTTAAGAATACTGACACGGGACACAGCAGGGGCTATAAGTGTAGTCGCTACTTATACCAGTGCAGACTTAGGATTTACAGCAGATAGACTTTTAGTTTGCCCTACCGCAGAAAATTCTTTTTTAGTAGTCTACCAATCCTCTGCGAGTACAATTGGTTTTCGTGAGTTTGAATTTGACGGCACCTCTACAATAACAGAACTGGTCTATAACAACGGTTTTACTGGAAAAGAACTTATATCTTTAAGCAGAGTATCAGACACTAGCGTACTTTTTTGTTATTCTGATATAGGCGGATCAAGCTCCAGTGTAGACTTAATAGAAAAAGTTGGTCTTAACTGGCCTACATTTCCGGGTACAGTAATATCTACGCCCGGTTCTACCCCAAGTGCTGTTTGTTTTATGCAAGCCCCTATGATTTACGCTTTATGTTTTACAAGTACTATGCAAATTAGGGATGATGTTGGTCTACTTGCCTCTATAACTTTTCCTATATCTAGAAGTGTTCCAAGAATAAGTGCCTTAAATAAATACGATATTGCCTTGATAGCTAATAACTCCGATACTTTAGAAGTTTTCAAGTACAGTCCTTCTAGCAGTACAGTAACTTTAAACAATGCCGCTCTTCTTGATATTGATCTTGACTCTGAGCGTGGTTCTTTGTGTGCTCATAAAGGTGGGGTTGTTGGTTTGGTAAATTTCCAGAGTGCAGGTAACATGCGTTTACATTTATATAAAATAGAAAATAGTTTAGACGGCCCCATTGAACTCGTAAGCTAAGGAGACTAAAAAAATGTCCGAGAAACTTATAGAAATAGCAGCAACGCTCGGCTCTGTAATTCTTCTCGGACTTTTTGCGACGAAAAGAATTGAGTCGATGCTTGATAATAAATACGACGCCCTTAATGAACAACTAACAAAGCAAGTAGAAAAGATTGATGAAAGAATGATTGATAGACTTTTGCAAATTGAAAGACTAAATACAGAATCAAATGAAATATACAAATCGCTTTTAGAAAAACAGAAAGAAAATGACAAGATAATGGGGCAACTAGGTGCTTTGAAAGAAGCACCTGTTAATAAACTTGTCGAAGAATGGAATAGGAGAGAGTTATGAATGAAGAAGAGCTAAAACGCAAAGTAAAAGAAAAATATCTTGGAGCAATTGATTTAATTATAGCTCTCGCTATTATAATTGTAATTCTAGGTCTTATGTCAGGGTGTGCTTTAAAGCCACCTGAGTTTAAAACACCAGAGTCAAGACTTTCACACTTATCAGAAAAACCTATTCCAGAAATTAAAATTTATCCTATTAAGCCTTACCCAAAGTCCTATGTAATTTCTACATCTTTGAATACTTATGCAGGGTTCGACCAAAAAGGAATGTATGACCTGCTTACCTTCAGAGCAGAGCACTTGGCTAACACACAAAATCTAATAGCTTTATCTGAAATTTATACACTTGATATTAATGAAAGAAACTATTTGTTGCTTTTAGCAAAAGACCTAGAACAAAAGGGTTTTATTTATCAAGAAAAAGCACACAATGCAGACTTTTATTTAAATAGGCAACGTCAATTATTTAATGTGCGCCTCTGGTTAGAGCGTGGATTTTTCTCCGTTGTCATAGCAGCAATTTTGCTGTAATTCAAAATAAAACCTAATTTAATGGTAAGCAAGTATTCCTTTAAGGAGTAGGAAGAAATGGCAATTAAAAGCCTGCAAATTAAAAATCGAATTAGCTCTTTAGCTAACTCAAAAGATACCTCGAAAGTGGTGTTAGCGGAATTTAGATCACCAGAAGAAGTTATGGAATACATTAAGTCCGTTAACAAATCTGTTGACGGCTTTTTGTCTAAAATAAAGACACTTAAAGACTTATTTACCAAATACTCTGCTAAGTCGCGTATTTCAAAACGTCCTTGGACTCGCGACAAACAAACTGCGGGTAGTAAGTTTAAAAAAATTGGCATGTCTTTTAATTCAGAAGAAAAGTTTGACTTGGACTCTATTAAAAGACAAAGCACCACTACAGTTAAAGACCCGAGAAAACCGGCAGGGTCTTCTAAGATAACAAATATTACTTTGAAAATGCTCCCTACGGACTTACAAAAATTAAATACTAAAACTGTAGAATTATCCGACATGTATCAGCACTTAGAAAAACTAGATTCAATTCTTGCTTCTTTAAGTGCAGGCAAGTATGAGTATCAAGTAAAACAAACACTGACCACCACTGCATTAATGAAAGAAGCAAATGCGGTGAGAAAGAAAACGCAGAGTGCTATTGATGCTGCCGAGAAATTTCTTTCAGGTGTAGCCAAAAAGAATGCCCCTGAGATTTTTACAGACACTGTAGAAAAATGCGTTAACATTGTTTTAGATAAGTATTCCGATCACTACACAGACTTTACTGAGAATCTTTATTTAACAACTGTGGAGAGCACACCTCCCGGTGCAAAAAAGAAAAAATACGATCTTAAATTTGTGCATTATTTAAACGTAGAATTAGAGAATGATGAAATTGCCGCTGAAGATGTATTTCTGGTTTACACCGGCATTGTTGACATGGATAGACAGACTCTTACCATGTATGTTACTTTTTATAATTCCTTCGTACCGCCCGATAAAGTAGAATTCGGAAGAAATCTTTTTTCTAATGCTAATGAAGCCGCAGCTAAATCTTTGGCTTTACTTGCAACAAATGCTTTTGAAGCCGAACTCGAAACTGTGCCTTTACCGCAAACAAATAAAAAGCTTATTGATGCTCTTAAAAAACATCCTTGGATAGGAATGGTGTCAAATATTAAAGTTTCAAATGAAAATATTTACGTTAAATATAAATCTGATGTTAAGCGCGTGGAAATTCCGCCTTTAGAAAAACAGATTGTTAGAGACGTGGCTGTTCTTTTATACTCGCTAGTTCCTGATAAACAAAAGCCAAAAGTAAAAGTAAAAACTTATTCTAGTGGAAGTCGCGGACACGTGTCTAAAATATACTTAGGAATTCCTACAGATAAAGAAGGGCGCGAAGGTAGAATTGATGCACTACTGTTGCAAAAACTTCGTGAGCTTTTCCCATTTACCGACGATCAAGTAAGACAGATTGTACGGATGGTAAACTATTAAGAGGTATCCGTCATGACTGCCTTTACTAACGGCCTGACAAAAGTGGTAGTGGGCAATTCTGCTACCACAACAATTCAGTTTATTGTTCCTAGTGAGTTTTTAAATTTGGCTTCGGGTTACGTAACTTATTTTTTAATTGATAGTGTTGGCGCTGTTTATTCGACAGGTCTTGGTGCTAACTACACCGTAACCCCTATAAGTGTTGGAAGTCGTGTAACTGCTGATCTTTCTATTACGGTTCCTGCAAATATTCCCGTTAATGAAATTGGTACAAATTATCAAGTAAAAGTTTTATTAACGCTTCCTGATGAAGACAATAGTGAATTTGCAATTTTTGATACGCTAGTTGTTTTGCCCAGTGCTTCTGTTGCGTTAGGTGCTGAAGACTCTGTAGAGCTTTACGGTTCCAACGTGTCTTTAAAACTAGTGGTAGAAGAAAGTTTAGCAACAGCTCCAACTTGCGATGTTTATTTTGGTAACGTACCTTTGATAAATAGTATAGTATCAACTGGCCCTGTTGCACTCGCTGATGGTTACGAATATGCCGTAGGTTTTCTTGCACAGAATAATGGAATTATGCCATCTTTGATTCCTTACAACACTGTTTGGAATTACGAAATTTCTGGAATAAATCAGTCTGAAAGCAGCAACCTTTACGTTATTACCCCGTCTATCATGCAAGCAATGAAAGACATTTATGTAATAATAAATAAATCCAGAGCAAAGTTTGGCTATCAAAGTGTATTTAACGAAACAGAAATTCTTTCTTATTTAAGACAAGGCGCTGATTTATTTAACGGCATGTTTAATCCTACTGTTTTCACAATGACAAATGCTATAGGCCCTGTCCGTCATTTTTGGCTACAGTGCAGTGCAATTATAGCGCTACGCTCACAGTATTTGATGGAAGGCGAGTCTGCATTTAATTTCTCAGGGCAGTCTGTTTCGCTAGACATAGACCGTTCGCAATATTATGAATCATTAGCTTCAACACTAGAAAGCAGTATGCAAGAACCCGCTAGACAATTAAAAGCTAACTTAGCTAAACGTGGTCAGATTTCTGGTGACGGCAGTGTTAACCCGCTTAATCTTGCAGTTAATGCTATAGGAACAATTGGAATTTCTGCGTCGCAGGTTTCCAATATGCGTAACGTAGGCTTGAATGCTTTATTGCAAGGTTTACGTTTTTAATTAAAGCCGGTAACGGCATTTCGCTTACCCTAGAGGTAAACAAGTAAAGCGCCTGAAAAGGTAAACTTAAACCAGTGGAGAAACAAAATGTCTAAAGGCTTCGATCTTTCCCGAGTTATTGCGAACTATCAAAATCGCACCCAAGGTAAGTTTGACGTAGTTGCTACTTTGCATGATAGTGCACCTATTACTGCAAACCTGCACAAAGTTTTAATTACTTTGAGTTCACCTTCTAACGACCGTGCAAAGAACTATCAAGCAATTGCCAATCTTTTTAAAAATGAGGCTGCTGCTGTTGTAGGTTCTTTCCGTGTAGTTCCGTCTAGCCGCGAACACGTTCTGGTAGGTTTTATTACCAAGAATGTTGAAACCCGCGAAGTTACTACAGCTTCTTTGGATAAATTCAAAGTAATGGCCGGTAATCTTTTGATGGACACTGAAGACAGTTCGCTTTGGGAGCTGAAAATTGTTGAAGGTAATAAATACCTGTCGCGTAAAACTGAAGAAACTCTTTCTGATCTTGTTCAGTTTGCCAGTATTAAACACCACAATCATTTGGCTAACGTTGGTAAAATTCAGCACCTTGTAATGGCTTCTGTTCAAGAAGGCGAATACGCAGTTTTCGCTTCGCACAATACTAACGAAGTACACGCTGGATACGTTATTTCTAGCGAAGGTGACAAGCTGGAAATTCTGTGTTCGCATGATGACACTGTAGAAGAAATTAGTTCTGAGCAATTAATTGAATCTACTTTTATCACTAAGAAGTTTGATGAAATTGCTATGCCTGAAAATTCGCAAGGCAATAAAGAAGCTATGAAGGAATACTACAAGAAACTCTATTCGTATAGCCCAGAATACTATGAGAAAATGGCTGCTATTATTGATGGTAACGCTGCAATTTGATTTAAATAAATATGTAAAGTAGGGGAGGGAAACCTCCCCTTTTTACTATGGTTTACTTACCCGTGAGGTAAAAATGGCCAAGTTTAAAAAAAGCGGAATGTCTTTTAATTCAGCCGCCCATGAAGAAAAACCTAAAAAGAAAAGAAATCCTGTTGTACTAGAGGCTTCCCCTGTTGAAAAGAAGAAAAAGAAAAAGAAGAAACCTAAATCAGAATCTAGAGAACTTGCTTTGGTAAGTGAGAAACCTAAAAAGTACGAAGTTGTTAAAAGAAAAAGGGGCCGCCCCAAAAAGATTCAAACCAAAATACAAAATGCTTCCGAGTTAGCTAATACATTCGGAGGCGATGCTAGAAAGATTCAAAAGCTTCTGCGTCTAAAAGATGATGACTCTGCTATATTAAAAACACAACGTTCTTTGCTTAATATGCTTATTGAAATGATTCCTATAGCAGAAAATACTTATAGGACATACGGTACGCAAAGCGCTGCTTACGCAATGAATGCTTTAGTATCCCAAGTAAGGGAACTAATGCAGGACATTGTTTCCTCTCAGGACAGACAACTCGCCGCAGATAATATAATCGCGACTATTATTAATCCAAACATGTTATCGTTTGCTCAATTTATTCTGGATAACAACCACCAATTAATTAAAGAAGTGACAGAGCTAGTACCAGTTGAAAGAGCAAAAGACGTTCAGAATATTGTTAACAAGTCTTCTAGAAATGTTGGTATTTATATTCAGACCATGTTGGAAGACTTTAGAAACAGAATTCAAAAGGAGCTTTCCGATTGAAAAAACGTACATTCAGACAAACGAATAAGTTTGGTGTCGTTAAAATTCGCAGAATGTCCTATACAAGTAAGTGGTCAACAACTTCTAAAGACGTTAAGAAAAGAGATGGTAATAGGTGCGCTATTTGCGGTTCTACTGATGGTCTGGAAACCCATCACATCATTCCGCGTTCTAAAGGCGGAACCGATAGAAAGACTAATTTAATTACACTATGCGAAAGACACCATAACAAAAGACATAGACATAAACAAAGTTCGCCAAAGAGGAAAAAGAATGAAAAGGTTAAATCAAAACGAACAATCAAAGCTAGATAAAATTCTAGCTAAAATTGATTTTGGAACAGAAGAAATTAATTTAGAAGACGTTGCTGAAGTTGCTACTGTAGCACGAATAAAAATCTCACCTAATAAAGTCTTAAAGCAAGAAGCCTTAACATTTGATATTTCTGACGAAAGTAAAGCGGAACAGGACTTTGAAGCAACTGCTACAGAAGTAATGATTCGTACTCAGTTAAAATCAACTCACGACAAATTAGAAGAACTGCGCGAAATTGCCAGAGGCTTTTTCTACAGAACTGAAGCAGAGACTGAAGCAGAAATTGCAGACCATGTTAACATTATTGAAAACATGAAGTTTCCAAATTATTTTAGTGAGTATGTTAAAACAAAATACAGTTATGCTTTTTGGCGACGTGACCCCGATATAGCATTTAAATACAGGCTCGCTAAAGAACTGTTAGAAGCCATTAGAAAACGTTCACCTTCTTTTTCTAATGCTGTTCTTGAAGGTATTGTAGAAATGTCGCCAGAGACTTCCTACATTATGTCATCTTGGATTGATAATTAACGGAGTTGAAAATGGATAGAATTAATCCCCTCAACAAAGAAGTTACTGCTTCTGTTGAAAACGAAAAAGTAAACCTGAAAAAGTTTGCCGAAACTGCGCGTGTACGTCCTAATTTCTCTCCGCAAATTCAGCCTATGTATAAACAGCCCGCTATCAAAAACGGGGTTGTAGACACAGATGATTTCGGTAATGAAAAGTATTTGTTTATTAACGGTACTTATTTTGATTTGTTGCGTTTGCCTACAAACTCTGCACGTAACATTTCTAACACTGAAATGAATAAGATGCGTAATGCTATCCGTTCTATTTCAGTACGAAACACTAAAAAGGAACAAGGCACAGGCCCCGGTAAAGGCCGCAAGGCTTCTGTACCTATTTCAAAGTACAGCACTCTTGCTCATTTTTCTGACCTTGCTTACCGTTTATTGGAAGCAGGTTTCACGGCTGCTGTCCCTGAAGACATTCGTGTGCGTTCACTGGAAACAGACACTTTAGCAGAGCAGTTAAAAGAAAAAGAAAAAGAAGTAGACAGAAAAAGAGCTTCTACCAAAAGCGAGAAAGAAAAAGAACAGCGTGAGCGTAAGCTTATGCTCGAAGGACAGCCCCGCGATTTCTTCAAATACTTTCACGATACTTTTACCGACGATTGGAATAAAAAACAGATTCCAATGTTTAGTCAAAAGGTACGTGTAAAAGGCGGCGGTGGCGCTTTTAAAGTCGCACTTCCTATCGCGAGCCGTGATCTTTCTAATCTGACTGGCGAATTATTTAATAAATCCGCTCTTGCACGTAGCGAGTATTCCGTTCCTGTATTAAAAATTATCGACGCCTTGAAAGATATATTTAAGCTGAACCTTCGTAATAAAGGTTCTAGCTCTGTTTCTCTTTCATATAATGAATTTATTAATGCTATACCACAAGCGTACAGAACGTCTATTCCTAATTTGGATAAAGCTATTTCTAAATACGTAGATGGTATTCGTATTGAAATAGGCCCTGTTAAACAAGATAAAAACTTTGAGAAACATGTTCGTGATCTTCAAAAAGATATTGAAACTTTTGAGTTAACGGATGATCTGGTAGATGGCGAAAGACTTGCAGGTTCTTATTTCTATAAAGAAGCTTTGAATGCACTAGCTACCTCTTTTATGAGCCGTAGCTTTACTTTCTATTTAGAAACGACTCTGCCGGCTACAGAAGCTCAATTTTTTACACAGACTCCGAAAGATAAAGTACGTGCAGTAGACGTGCTTGAATTTTTCCGTTCTGTTTACGGCACGTACTGGCTGCCTGTTGTTGAATACTATTATCCAGTAGAAGAAATTGCTCAGAAAAACGTTGGTTTCCAGCCTAACCCCAAATCAAACGGAGACGGCCTTTGTATTAACAGCAATAACGAATTATTTTATATTCCCAACGTAAACAATATCGACCGCTTTACTGCACTAAGAAACACAGAACTGTTTGATGAAGCAACCGGCGAATATGTTTTTGAGAAATCAGATGCTGGTATTCCTCTTAATTTGAGAAACTATCTGGTTTACACGGATTGGGTTAATAATAAACTGGTTTATACAAACCGTGACGGAAAAATTACTGTTCTTGATATAGAAAACATGAACAGAATTAGACCTCACGCTGTTGTTAGCTTATTAGATTCTAATCCTTCTATTCTTGCTAGTGTAAGTAACCCTAACCTGCCTTCCCCATTAGTTACTTTCGGTAATGCTTGTGACGCTGCTTATAGCCAAGGCTTTACGAATATGCTTTTGGACAAGGCTCAGGCACTTTTGGCAGAAACTCAAAACGCACCCATTAATAGAAAAGTTGCAGAAGAACTTTTAGGTTCTTTACGCGACCGCGCCCCTATCAATGAATTTATTCAGGTTGCTTATAAAGCCGAAGCTTTCCGTCTTTATTCTTTAGAGGGTATGAGTGCAGATGAAGCTTATGCTAATGCGTTTAAAAACTCCAATGCGGACGATGATGGTTTAGTTCCTTTCCAAAGAAAAATTGCTTCTGTTGGTATCCGTGAGTTCATGGGTTCTACTTACGGAAAAATGTTGGCAGAAACTTTAGATTTCTTTGTTGATAAAATTCTTTCAAACTTACAGAACTTTATTCAAGCCTCTGGCCTCAATTCCATTCGTTTCGCATTAAGCTATTTAGGCTTGATTATCGCACTTAAAAATTACAAAGGTCGATACACAGACTTCAAAATGCTCGATCAAAAAGAGCGTGAAATTTATTTGAAGTATGACGTAAAAGACGGCGACCCTACTTATGTTGCTAAACTGCCTAACGTAGCCACTGCGAAAGACGGCGAAGGTCGTATGTTGAAAAACTTCCAGTGGCGAGCATTGTCGCTTCTAGATAAATCGCCTGAGTATTCTATTCTTGCTGTTGATGCAGGTGGTGGTAAAACTATTAGTATTATCGCTAACATTCTTCAAGAATTACAGAAAAAGAAAGTCACACGTCCTCTGGTAATTTGTCCGTCGCACCTTGTTAAAGACTATGTTGGTGAAATAAACTATTTATGCACAGGTAAAGTAAACGCGGTTGTTATCACTAATGATACTATTAAGTCTTATACGAAAAACGGAATGCTTTCGTTGATTGAGAAAGCTCCTATCAATACTGTATTCATAACCTCTTATGATGCTTTTACTGTAGGCGCTGACTTTAATCTCTATTGCAACGAAGTATTAGAAGACTACAGACACTTGGATTTCTTTAGACAAGCTGCCTTCGATGGTGTTTGGTTAGACGAATCTCATTATCTGAAAAATAAATCTACTCGTTTTTATGCTGTAAGTTACGCTATCGCAGAAATTCCGCTGAAGCGTCTTGCTACTGGTACTTTGGCACCTAACAGACTTAAAGATATTGTTAATCAGTTTGCTTTATTTGACCCGACTGTTTTCGGTTCCGTTAGCCAGTTTGAAAAATTGGTGGATGCAAGTCCGGGTGAAATTCCGCAAGTGATTATGGAAAAACTGAAAGGGCACTGTACGTTTATTAATATCAAACGTCGTGAATGGGCGGCTGAGTTGCCTACACGTATTCAGTCTTTTGACCCTGTAGTAACTATCCAGTCTGAAAAACAAAAATTACTCTACCGTGCTTTATTGAATGACGCCGCTAAAGAAGCTTTGAATGATGATCTGTTAAAAAACGAAATGGATAAAACTCATAGCGAAGCCAGTGAAAACGATGAAGATAGTGACGAACGTCCTGACGATATGTCACAAGATGAAGTTCAACACTTAGTTACTAAGCAGTTGGATAAACATCTTGCACATATTGAATTGTTTTTATCTGCGCCTATGGCACATCCTATTGCAAGACTTAAAGTTGACGGTAAACCTTACCTGTCAGAACACTTAGATCAAATGTCGCCAAAAGTTCCTGTAGTTGAATATCACTACAGGGATCACATGGATTTCATTCGTACAGGTGTAATTTGGGAGCGTGACGAAAATGGTAACTACGCAGTTGAAACTTATAAAGACCCTGTTAGTGGGAAATATATTCCTATAGATAATGGCCACGGCGGTAAAGTTGCTGCACAAGGTTTTAGAAAAGAAGACGGCTCACCTGATATTTTAGGAGAATCACCAGAGCGTAAAAATAAAGTTCTTGTTTTCACAAACTGGAAAGAATCCGTAGAAGAAATTTTTAGATTTTTAGCACCTGACATTAAAGCACGTACTATGAAGTATTATGCTTCAGATAAAGTGCGTAAGTTTAATGAGTTTCGAGACAACGATCATTTTATGATGATGATTGGTATTGGTAAGTCTATGAACACAGGTCTTAACTTACAATTCTGTTCACGTCTTATTCTTTTAGAAGCTGTATGGGCACCGGGCGACTTGGAACAATCTTTAGCACGTGTATTCCGTCCAGTTAAACTTGAAATTGACGCCAACGGAAATAGAAAACCTGATCCGCGTAAACGTGTATTTATTAATCATGTTATTGTGGATGAAACAATTGATATTTTCAAAACTGGTAATCTTATTTCCAAGTGGGTTCAAATTACTAAGACAATGAACGCAGATAATCCTTTGTATGATAAAATTCCAGAAGTTCCTGAAATTCGTTTGAGTCTTAAAAATCTTTTCGGTGGTACTGAAGGTGTTTTCGTTGAAGAATTGGAAAATCATAAAAACGCTTTCTTAACACTGCTTGCTGTAGAGCACGAAGACTTCAGAACATTTAAATTAAATAATCCTGACAAACTTGAAGTTAAACCAATTGAAAATGCTCCTAACTTAGAAGGCTCTGCAATTCTTGATAAAGTTCCCTACGTTCCGGGCATGTCTATCTACAACGATTCAGATGACTTGGATTTAATTCCGTATAATGAGTGGAAACGTCAGTATATGTTAGAAAATGACGGCCACTTTAATCTTGAAGAAATTGTAGCTGCTGAACCTGTTTATATTCACTGTGAACTTGGCGACGGTTTTGCTATTAAAGAAGGTAGCCGCAAGACTAAAAAAGCTAAGAAAGCGGATTCTGATTTGTTAGTTGAAGAGGATGAAGCAGAGGATGAAGCTTTTGATTCAGACTTTGATATAAATGTAACTGAAGACCAAATCCGTTCAGGCAATTTAGATTGGGAAAAGATTAAAGACAACGTTAGCAACATTGTTGACGACGACGATACTGAAGAAGACGTAAAAGACGATAAGAAGAAAAATGTAAGAGTACGCTTTTACATTGATGATAGTACACTGACTAAAGAAGAACTTAATATACTGAGAGATAGTGGAGAAGACGTTGATATCAAAGATATTACGTTCTCTATTTCAATGAATCCTGATAAACTGTTTGTTATTGCTAAAAATGTGTCGTCTAAACGTGTTCGTGACATTGTTATTGAACAGATTGAAGGCATTGATGACGTAACTAAAACTGGACTTGCTTATCAACCCTACAAGAAAGCAACTGATCCTGCTTATCAAGAAACCAAATTAAAAGCTGCTATTGAAAAACTTAAAAAGAGAGTTAACCGTCATACTAAGAGACTGGAAGAAGAAGAAGCTGAACGCAAAAATAACTTGAAAGAAGCAACTCGGGAAGCTGACCAAGAAAAACGTGGTCGTGGCCGTCCGAGAAAAACACCAGTTGATGAAATTAAACCGGAAGACATTATGCCGGAGTCTACTGAGCGTGAGCATCTGACAGTTAACGTTTCTCAGGCTTTCGGATTCCTTGCACTTACTGTGTCTGCTGAACACGACGCAAGTATGAAAAAACTTAATTCTTTAATTACACACTCTGAGTTTTTTGACATTGGCCCTTATTACGCTGTTCCTGTTTCTGCTTCAAAGTTCGATAAATTAGCTATAATGATAGACAATATCTCTCCATTGTTTAATAACGGTGTACCAATTCTTAAAGACTCTCCTATTATCAAAAACCCAGTTCATTACATTAAGAAAGGAAAATTTTACGTAAATAAACTTACTGGTAATAAAATTGACGCAGAAGCTTTTGAAGCTGGAGAATATGTAAACAAGGCAGAAAAAAGACCTAAGTTTAATCTTGAAGATAATGTTTACGGTATGCTTGCCAATGTTGAAGAATCCTTTGACCTTTGGGTTAAGAGAAAGCAGTTAAAGTTTGCCCGTGGTAAGGTAAACGATGAAATTCAAATTCGTAGAAACTATAAAAAGAAATCCAAACCTGATGAATTGAGAATGTTCACTTTGTTTAAACGTGCCACTGCAAATAAATACGGTCTGTTCCTTTGTGTTCCGACTAAGACTAATGCGGGAGGCGCAGTATCATGGTTTAAACAGAAGGCAAAAGCAGAGGGTGCATCTCTTCCTGTAATTAAAGAGTCTGGTATGTACGTTGCTCTTTATCCTATGGGTAAAAAAGCGGACCTGACTGCCGATCTTAATTCACTGAAAGAAAACTTTAAAATCGACAACAAAGACGAAATTAAAGAAGACTTAGCTAGACTTAAAGTACCGGGTAGAAAACCCTCTTAATCCACGAAAACCGGGCGGTTGAAATATACCGCCCAAACTAATTAGGAGATACAAATGAACAAGCTAGTAAAACGTATTCAAATATTTTTAAAGCAGCACGGCTTATACAACGGCGTAGCTGACGGTCAAGATGATTCAGAAACACGTCACGGTTACGATCTTTGGTGCCGATCCGTAGGAAAAAATTCTCCAACACAAAGAGCCTTTCCTGAGCATGACTCTTTTATTCCAGAAGAAATTACTAAGTTTTTTGAATCAAGAAAGAAAGCAAAAGAAAATAAAATCCCTGTAGTTACTCCACAAGACAAAAATGATTCAACAGAAAAACCCCTAACACTAGAAACCTTAGTTGACAGACTCAAAGAAGGCAATTTTGTTTTTAACGGCGATGATTTAAAAGCTCTGTTTACCCTTCCATTCTTGCCCTATGTAGACCACATCACTAAGGTAGAGGACTTGGAAAACGGTCAAGTAGGTACGTGTTTCGGCAAATCTATTTATACAGAGAACGTAGACTTGCTAAAAGAACTTCACGCCAGTTTTGAAGCTGACATTACAAAAAGTCTAAAAGAGATTGAAGACAGTAAGCAAAAAACTGAAAAGCCTAAGAGTAGCACAGAAACTAAGAAGCCTTCAGTACAAATTAAAAAAGGCGGTATCCCAAAAAACAAATCATCAAAGAAAAAATAAAGTAGTCTCCTTGCGTGTGCGTGTGTACACAGGCCGGCAAATAAGTCGGCCTTCTTTTTCTGTAAAGTAAGACAGTAAGATAACCCACTGTGGTAGAGAAAAACTTATGTACCCAAAAAGAGAGAAGCCCGCAGTTAACTGTGTATATAACACAGGAAACGAAATATTCAATGAGAAAGAAATGAGCTACTATTCTTTTCTTTCTGAAACTCCTCGCTCGGTACTTTCTGTATCGAAAGAATGCAAACCGTTTGATATGCGAGTACCCATTTCTAAGAAATGGAAGAAAAGCAAAAATCGAATGTTGTTTGTATGTCAGCACGTTCATACCGAAGACTTGAAAACTAAAACCCTTTTAAGTGCACAATCAGGTACATTACTTAAAAACCTTTTGAATTACTCTAAGAAACTTGCTGTTGCTACTAGCAATATTCCACAGGACTTTGCTTATGCAGCGGTTAACTTCAATTTCTTCAAGTCGTATCATTTATCCCCAGCACAGCAAAAAGAATTAAACATAAACTCAATTAATGCAAAGAGGGTGCGTCGTTTTATTCAAAAGACGCGCCCTACACACGTTTTCTTTTCAGGCTGTGAGGCGGCCTATGCTATTCTAGGGGACTCAGTTCCTAACATAGAACACAAAATGGGTTGGGTAATTGATGCAAAGATAGATGGATTAAAAGTAAAGGTATGCTCTTCTTTTGATTTTGTTGACGCTATCTCTGATAAAAGAAAAAGAAAAGAGTGGGAAGATGATGAAGACGATGACAGTGGTGACGACGCCGGTCTAGAAGGTGCTTTTTCACTAGGGTATTTCGCACGCTGTCTTCGCAACGCACTAATTGATAAGATACCGCATGAAATTAATTTAGTACCTAAAGGGGAATATGTAGACACAATAGAAAAATTTGATGCAATGATGAAAGTGCTCAATAAAGCACAGTACATTGCTGTAGATACAGAAGCTCAGAATCTTAACAAAATTAAAAATAAAACATATACCCTTCAATTTGCAGTAAAGAAAAGCAAAGGGTATGTGTTGCCTTATTTACACGGTATGACACCTTTCAGCTCTGATGAACTTGCGTACATAAGGAAAAAGCTAAGAGCATTCTTTTCACAGAAAATTGAGTTAAGCGGGGATATTAAAAAGGCGAGATTCCTTTTAATGTTCAACGGTAAATTTGACTTGTCTCTTTTGAGAAACGAGTTCGGTATTCGTGTCTATCACTGGCCTCTTTGGGATATTCAAGCGGGTGAATACTTGCTTGACGAAAACTTAAAATTTATAGGCAAAGTTGCTAAAGTAGGTTCAAAGAAATTACACCACGGTAACTTGGCACAATTACTTGCAAACTATGGTTGTGATTTTTATTACACGTCTGCATTCAGTAAAGCAGATCGTGGCGACATGGACAATACAGATATCACTAGCCAAGCCTTTATTAATTATGCGGCTATGGACGCTCAGTGTCTTATTGCTATGTTTGAACAACAGCTAAAAAGAGCAAAGCAAGAAACTCACATGGTAAATGGCCAAAGGGTTTCTTATTTAAAAGACTATTGCAGAATGAATCTATGTCAAATGTCTAACATTATCCATGACTTTTCTGTTATGGAATACAGAGGAACTAATGTAGACAGAAGACACCTATTGTATTTAAAAACAAAACAGAGTCCTATTAGTCAGTCCATCTATAAAGCAAGAAACGATTTGTACGCTTTAAAATCTGTTAAGGAAGCAAACAAGTTTTTATTGAAAGAGAAAAATGTTCAAAGCAACTCACTTTTTGGTGAAGCATGGGCCTTTAATATCGACAAGCCTTATCATAAACAGGTCTTGTATATTAAAGTTCTTGGACTAGAGCCTATCACTTACGGAAAGAGCGGAGAGCCTTCGTTAGGAAAAATATTTAAGAAGACTTATAAAGACACTGAAGAAGTAAAAATTCTAGAAGCACTAGAAAAAGTTAAGAAACTTAAAACTTCCTACGTTAATGCTTTCATAAAGTTTTTGAGTGAGGGCGACGGCGCAGCAGATGGTAGAATCAGACCTAAGTTTGATTTCTTTCCTGTTGTTACAGGCCGAAGCAACTCTAGTAAACCTTCTTTGCAGCAGATTCCCCAGCGCGGTGATAATGCCAAACATCTAAAAAGAGTATTCGCAGCAGGAAAAGGAAAGATAAAAATCAAACAAGATTACTCAGCTCACGAAATTCGTTGCTGGTCTATTATTTCACTAGATAAGGTCTTGGGTTCTGTATTTATGATCGGTAGAAAACTCCGGTCAAAGTTTTTTAAGACAGGTAAAGAAAAATACAAGAAAGAAATTGCGTTAAAAGGTGACGTTCACAAACTAAACCAGAACTTCTTCTTTGGTACTCCTATTAAAGAAATTACACCCGAACAACGTGACGGTATCAAAGCTGTAGGCTTTGGTGCTATTTACGGCAAGTCTGTTTCTACACTTGCTAAAGACTTAAAGAAAGCTATTGAAATTGTTCAAGAACTTGTTGATAAATACTTTGGTCGTTACAAGAAAGCGAGTAATTGGTTAAAGTGGGCAAAATCTTTCAGTGAAAAATATCTTTTTGTTAACTCTCCTATTGGTCGCAGACGTTATCTGTTCGGCTATTTAACACAAGATAATCGTATCGTTGCTGCTATGCAACGTCGTGCTATGAACTCTCCTATTCAGGGTATGGCAGCAGACTTTGGCCACACTGCATCTAGACTATTTTCTATTGAGTTTGAAAAAGTTTTAACTAAGCTAAAACGTATTACCGAAGAAACAGAAAAGATGCCTTCCGACATTGAGGTTATGGTACACGACTCAATGCAGACTGAAGTAGATTTTCAAAACGTACTTATCGCAGTTCATTTGTTACAGTGGTGTGCTACACAGGGCGTTGTTGACTATTACGGAAAACATTTTGGCTTGAAGTTTTCTGTTATTCCTGAAGTAGATATGGAATTTGGAATGTCTGAAGACAAAATGTATAACTGGAATTGGTCACTAACAGGTAAAGTAATACAGAAAGTAACGGAGGGAGACAAAGAAAAATTTTATGTTGTTGAATACGTGGATGGAAAAGAAGTAAAAAAGAGAATTAAAGGTAATGATGAACTCGAAGCTGACGAGTCTTTTCCTTTAGACTACTGTATTCATAAAACGGCAGAAGACTACATTAAGATGTATCCAGAACACGACATAACAGCTAAAAAGATCGTAAAAACTATTTATTCTGACTGGGAAAATTCCAAGATCAAAGCGTATCTTGATAAGAAGTATCCCATACTTGCGGAGTGGGAGTGTGAAATATGAGAGGGTGCCTAGTAATAAGTTCGTCAAGAAATGACGATTCTAATCTAAAAGATTTTTACCAAACTGTTTTTGAAGACTCCATGGTATTTCACGGAAACTCTTTCACTGATAAGTTTAGTATCAGCACAAATACTAGCATTAATACTGAGGCTGGTTCTTTTGCAGTGTCTGACGATGAAATCTATGAAATGCCTGTACCTACTAGAGGCTCTATAATTTTAAATACATTTGAAGGTGTTATACCACAAGTCAATCAGGACATTATTAATGACTTTACTGAGATTGATGATGAACGCTATAAAGATAAAGCATACTGTGCAAGTAAACTTTTAACGCACCTAAACTCTAACAAGCACAAAGACTGTTTTCAAGAAAAAGAGATTGAACGTAACTACAACGACCTTATTAAAGCGCGTATTGTCGATAGAATAGACGGCAGTTGGGCTTTTTCAATGGCCTACATAGCAATGTCAGGAAAAGGGCGAATCGTAATTGCACGAAAACTTAGGGATGTTTATTTCCACTTTGTAAGTACCAATACATTTAACGCAATCGTTTGGACTACTGACCTTCATTTATTCCATAGTCTAGATAAAAGATTTTTTGTGTATAGCATGACGCCACTCGCACATAAAGACTCTCTGGTATTGCATCCATTATTCTTGATAGATAAATGGAAGCGCTGGAACAGCAAGAAGACTAAAACAAATAGTTTCTCTGCAATTTCTATTTTAGAACAATACCTTACTAGAAGTGCGCGTTAAACATGTAAAGTATACGAACCCATGGAGGTAATAATGCAGTTGTTATTTGATAGTGATGCGTTAACAGGTGTTATATCACGTTTAACCAAAGTTATTTCCAACCCTTCTGAAGTACATCTTGTAGTAAAAGACGGCAAGTGCTTTGTTTCCGCTTCTAGTGAAGGCTTTTTAGTTAGCTTATCTCTGAAAGCTGATTGTAAGAAAGACGGTTTTTGCTCTGTGGAATTTAACAGTTTCAAAACCGTATTTAAGAATAGAAAAACAGTAGAGCTTAAACTAGAAGGCACTAAACTGTTTTTCAAAGCGACTAACTCGAAAAGCTTTGCAGGAAATCTTGTAACACAGGACTACACAAAGCACAGACTGCCGTCCATAAAAGACTCTAAGACCGTACCTACGGAACAAGTCGATTTTATATCAGACGTTTTAAAAAATATGTCTATTGAGGATTTTTACTTTAAGAAGCCCTTATCTTTTACCTGTTTTTCAAAAGATAAATTGGCCTACTGCTATGTAACTTCTACACATCACATGGCTATAGCAAAGAAGTCCTGCAAAAAAGACTTCGTTGAGTTCACACTTCCTTTAAAATGCCTTTCTTCTATTATTGCAGTAATGGACGGGAAGTTTTCTTTCAGCATCGAAGAATCTAGAATCATCGTAACGAATAAAGCAGGTGACATTGTAGTTAATCCACTAGAGTCTGTAGAAGATGCTCCGAAGAAAGAAAAAGTTCTTGGAATGTATGACGAACTGCAATCGAGTAAGCGCATTGTGGCAAAAGCAATTTCTATTGATTCTGTTAAAGATAGCATGGCGGCCTTTTCTTCATTGAAATCAGAAAAGTCTACACTTCAAATAGAGTCAACAAAGACAGGGCTTGAGCTAAGTATGTCGAGCACTAAAGGAACTCTAAACCAAACGATTAAATGTAAAGTAAAAAACAAAGGAAAAATTCTAGTTAATCCTGATATGCTTTCTAACTTTATAAGAATTGCCAGTAAGGACTCGTTTACTTTGAGCGCTACAGACCGTGCCTTTTCATTATTCACAGAGCAAAGTGAAAATGCTCTGTGTTATCTAGGAGCGCAGGTTTAATGAAAAGACACCATAAAAAACAGATCATGTTTAAACTAAATGTTCCCACTGGAAGAATCTATAAGTGCGCTCATTTAAACTTTTCTATGTTCTATAACTTTAAAGTACAGCCTAAAATATTCAAGAGTGTATTCCTTTCTAGACTTGAAACTATAAATCTTCCTAACCTTGACGTGTATGAAGTCAGAGCTAATGCACTAGAAGGTGCATTAATTGGATATGGTTTTGATTGTTACGGTAAAGTCACCGTGTTCCGAAGTAATTACGTAGGTTCATCTAACGTGTATTTTTCAACTTCAAAACTGAAAGAGTTAAACAAAGACAACCTAGACCTGAAGTTTTCTTTAAACAACATGTTGTTTTTTGAATACGAAGGTATGGCAACTCTTGTTACGCTAGGACTTGGTGACAAGATAAAAAATGCAATGGAAATAAACTAACCCAAGTGGTAATAACATGACAAACAAATCTTTAAAGCGATTACTAAGAGCAGACAACCGTTTCGTTAAATATAAAAATATTTTAAGCCATGCAGAATCTATGGCAGAATTTGAAAACTATTTGACTGAATTAGAGAATATGCACAAAGCCAGAAAAGCAAGAACCCTTGTGCATAAAAGTATAAGTACGCAGCGCCTTATGAAAGCCATTCTGCAAGACGCTTCTTATAGGTCACGTTGCGTAGAAATCATGGTACAGGTTAGTAAAGCACAGCGTTTACTGAACGCAGCAACAGACGAAATCTATAATCATATTTTTGTAAAGTACAAGGCATACCTTTCTCAGTACAGGACTAAAGCGGAGAAAGACTCATTCGTACAAGCGATTCTATCCGACTCTTATTCAAAGCAAGCAGACTTTGAAAGAATTGCAGACGTTGCTAAAAGTATCATTGAAGATATTGATAAGTTCAGTTGGTCTACGAAAAATATCATTGAAGCGATGAAGCTAATTTTCCAGAAAGAAAATGTTATCGGTCTGAAAACGCATACAATGTAAGGAGCTTAATATGGCTGAAGTAACTACACTAAACGGAATAACCTTTATTAAGAATGACGACGGTACACTTGACGTGTCGGACGGAAAAAGAGTATTTAAAAACTGCTATATTAAAAGTATGAATGACGCGGATTTTTTTGACTCTCCTGCTGATCCGCTTGTATTAAGTATGACTATTGAATACAAGATATCAGAGGACAACAAATGAGTTACGAAGTAATAAAGTTTGTAAAGAGAGTGGGAAATGTAATTCCACTTATACCAAAAGATGTGCAGTCCGAACTTGCTTTTCTTGGACTTGAAAAAGATTATATACACAGAGTAGAACTTAAAAACGACAAGTATGTAGTGAGTATGGTATTAGTCGCACCCCCTGCGCCTTGTGAGCACATTACAGTGAACTTTAAGATAGGAGACATAGATGGAAATTCAAATTGAAATTGAAACGTCAGTGTACGCAATTATGATAGTAACCAGTGTAATTTTTATTTTGTCTGTGTGGTGGTTTTCCTTTTCTCATAGAAAAAACGAACAGTTTAGAAACGAAAATCGAAGAAAATTACTTTCAAGGTTTTATTCTGAGGAAGACGTTGATTATTTAATGGGAGAGAAGGAATGACATCGTTAGGTATGGTAATAGTATGTTCAATTTCTATAGCGCTTGTACTACTCGCATTTTTCATTGTTAATCGAAGAGAGAAACAACGCAAGCAATATTACAAAGTATGGATTGACCACATGCGCAAATCAGGTACACATGAAGCAGAAATAATGAGGCTTACTGGTTTGTATTATCTCTCAGTAGAGGAAGACTAATGTCTACATCTAACCGGATATTTTTCAAGGAAAGGATTTATATTCCTGAAAAAATAGTGGACATGGATGAAATAGAAAAACGGTTTCACAGAACTGTATACAACGAAGAAAAATGTTTGAGCTGCGAGTTCTATGAAGACAGACACTGTGACGTGTGTGATGAATGTCCGGGCTTCATCGGTACGTTTAAAATGTACAAGGAAAAAGTTTCCGGTGGTAAAAATTATATTGGAATTCCTTATGGTGCCAGAGATCAAATCAAGAAAGTAATTACACGGTCTGCAAAAGGAAAAGATTTGCGGGCCTGTCCGCCGTTTAAAACAAAGGGAATTAAATTTATTGCTAAGGAAAAGCCCTATCAAAGAAAAGCAAGAAAGAAAATGATCGAACGTGGATATGGTATTTTAAAAGCACCTCCACGTTCAGGCAAAACTGTAATGGCTACTTCAATTGTATGCAAATTACAAAGCAAGACAATTATTCTAGCTTCTCAGCGTGAGTGGCTTGTAGGTTTTTACGAAACCTTCTGTGGAAACAAATCCAAAAAAATTAAACCTTTCACAACAATACCTGATTTAGAATCATCAAATAAAAAGATTATTGGCTTTCCAAAAACTCTAAAAGAATATGAAAAATATGATATATGCCTAGTTACCTACCAATCTCTTAATTCCAGAGGCGGCAAGAGACTGCTTAAAAAAATCAAGGATATGTTTGGCGTACTTGTTCTTGATGAATGTCATGACGCAGGCGCACCTGTGCTTGCGCGTGTAGTGAACTCTTTTAATTGCAAATACCGTTTTGGTTTATCTGGTACTCCAGAAAGAAAGGACAAGAAAGACTTTGTTTTTGAATCTGTGTTTGGGGGTATAACGTACAACGCAAAAGTAAAAACACTTAAACCAAAAGTAACTTTCATTGAGACACACACCAAATCAGATAAGCAATATTCTTTACCTATTCATGCAGTTAAGTTTCTAGAGCGTGATAAAAGACGTACCAAATTAATCGTTAAGCACATTGTTAGTGATGTTAAAAGAGGCCACCACGTAGTTGTTCCTGTTGCTCACGTTGCTTATATGAAGATGTTAGTGGAGGAAATAAATAAAAAAGCAGGAAAAGAAATTGCTGTTGGTTTCTTTGGTGGACTATCTAAACCAAAGAAAGACCAGATTATTGCAGATGCTCAGAGTGGAAAAATAAAAGTTATTGTAGGCATTAGGAGAATGGTTCAGGTTGGTGTGAATATTCCACTATGGTCAGCTCTATATGAAATAAATCCGATATCAAATCCTCCAAAGATGAAACAAGAAACAGCACGAATTCTAACTGACATACCCGGAAAACTAAGTCCAGTTATTAGACACTTCTTAGACGACGTAGGCTTTTCTAGAGGGTGTCTTAGAACATGTCTATTCAAAACATATTTCCCAGAACGTTTTATTATTTCAGAAAAAGATAGGGGTTTGGCGCTTAAATATACATCAAAAGCTACCCTGAGCCATGATATAAGCTCTGCGGGCATCAAGAAGTTTTAAACTTTTTTATTTTATCAAGTAGTTTTGATTTATTAATACTAGAATTCTTACTCTTTTTATTATTCTCATTTTGTGTTATCAGTCTTAGATTGCAAGGGTGCGCTACTATTTCTACAGGTACTGGATTTTTGTACTTAAAGAACCCGTCGTACTTTGAAAGTGCGTGGTCTATATGAAAATCTCTCGATCTTTTATTGTCTTTGTCTATTATATTTTTATATTTTTTATAATTCCTCATAGTTTCGGCGTGTACTTGCTTACAGTACAATTTAAATTCGCTATACTGCCTTTCTTGAATACCCTTACTCTTTCTTTTAATTACACTGGCCCTTAATTTACTCTCACTAATACTTCTTATTCTCCAATTCTCCTTTATAGCCCAATTACGCATGGCAGTTGAACTTATTCCGTGTAGTATAGCAATTTGAGTTATAGGCCACCCTTTTACCTCATAAAGTCTTTTATAATCGTTCAACTCACTTCGTAAAATCCATTTCTTTTTAGCTCTCAGTTTCCACTTATCTCTTTTGGCTGTATACAAAATATTTTCTACGGTAACTCCAAGTTCTTTAGCTATGTCTGACATCTCTCTTTTACTTTTTTCATATTCTTTTTTCGCATACTTCATTTGCTCTATTGAAATTTTATAGTTCCCAGCCGGCCCGTATTTCCATTTATTTTTTATACATAATTGTCTTATTGTTTCGCCTGAACATCCGTAGGCTTCCCCAATAGAATAAAGACGCTCTCCTTTTTCGGCCCTTTCTTTTATATCTTTCATCTTCTTAACTGTTAATATTTTTGAAAACTCCCGAGGCTTCATTTTTTATCTCCAAAGCGGTTTTAATAAAATTAGACAACTACCGAAGTTTGAACAAGACTCTCCCGTGAAGAAATGGCGAAGGCTGTAAAGTATACCAGTAAGAGAACAATTAACCATGACAAAAGTGGCAGTGGCATTCGACAGTTCTAAGGAACAGTTATGAACAACACTTATAAAAGAAAAGATTTTAAAAAATCTGCACCAACAAAAAAGGGAGACTTTAACGTAAGTCTCCCAGATTCATCTTACGAACACAAATTACTAACCTCACACGGAGTAGCACGGCAGGTAATGACGTTCCCTTCTTTTTCGTTAGAGAATCATGTAGCAAACTTTGTATCTGAAGTGGACGGTTTAAAACCAAAAAGTGTTCCGAAACAAAAACAACTAGACGCAGTAAAGAAAGTATATGAGAACCCATTTAAAGCACCTTACGTTTTTTGTATTTCTGGTAATCCTAATGACATGCGAGCTAAAATGCTGGCCGTTATGATTCTCAGTAGAGCAATACATTTATTCAGGTCACAAAAAGATTTAGACGAAAAAACGGTTAGGAAACTAAAGCACAAGTCTAGTCCTGTATTTCATAATGTAATGGGATGGTCAAAAAATCCGTTACTGGAAAGCAGTAATTCTCCTAGTCTTCTAGTTTTGTCTAATGTTCCAAAAGGCATGACTCAATACAAGCAAGAAAAACTAAGAGATATATTAGAGAAATACTCAGATGTTCCTAGAATTGTTGTGACTACTGGACATGACCCTGTTACTTTTTTTAACGGGTCTTTGTATATGTCTGTTAACTATGTCTGTTACCTGACAGATAAGATCGTGAAAAAATCACACGAAATTTAAGAGAGGGAATATGAAACTGTTTTCTAACCGTTTGGAAATGCAAGCCATCTACAATATCTGCGAAGGTAAAACTAAATACAGTAGTGTCATGCTTGCTTCGTTGAGCGAAGACCATTTTCATTCTGAATACTCTAAAGAGATTATAGGCAGAATTAAACGTGTAACTCAGATTAATGGAGAGATACCTAACATAAAGGAAATCAGCGTAGACCCTGTAATTTCAGAAGACTCCCGCAAAGCTATTTCCAAGTTTGAAGGGGACATAGTTGACTCCCGTCGAAAGTCTTTGAAAATAGTTAATAATCTTCACAAATACTATCAGATGCGAAAGCTTTATTTCCTGTCTGAAAAAATCAACGAAGCCCTTTTAAGAGATAAAGTAGATGTAGAAAAACTGGTAAACCAAACCGCACAAGAAATATCTAAGGTATCTATAAAAATTGATTCGCAACAGCAGATGTTTAACCTTGGGGGTAACGGTACTTTTTCTAAGGTACTAAAGAAACTTACCAATGATGAAAAACCCGAAATGATTCCTACAGGGTTTTCAGATTTTGACAGAACTAACGGTGGTTTGTTTTATGGTTCTATGGTTTTGATTGGTGGTACAACAGGTGGCGGCAAATCCAGTCTTGCTATTCAACTTTTGAAAAACATGGCGGAAAATGCGGAGAGTTGCGTATACGTTCCTCTGGAAATGACAGAGGTAGAAAGCGGCGCTCGATTAATGTCCAACCTATCAGGAATTAGTCTACTAAAGATACTTCAAAAGAAACTTACCCGTGCGGAGAAAAAGAAAGTAATTAGTGAAGGAAAAAAGTTTCATGCCAAGTTGAAGAAACAAGGCAACATGTATTCTATTATGTCACCTGAAGAAGACATGACAGCGGAGGAGATTTTGTTAATGCTTCAGCCTTACGGATTCCGCGTAATTCTGATCGACTATATTTCTCTGTTAAAAGGCGTAGATGGCGAAGAATCTTGGAAGCAACTTTCAAATGTTGCGCGTATGTGTAAGATTTACGCGAAGACTCACAACATTATTGTTATTCTTTTGGTACAGATTAATGATGAAGGCTATATTCGTTATTCAAAAGGCGTAGAAGAACACGCAAACAATGCTTGGTATTTTGTAGCGAATAAAGAAACCCGTGAAGCTGGCGTTTTAAATATTACTCAGAAGAAAGCACGTAACCAAGCCATGTTTGATTTTCAACTGGCTTTTGAAGCTGACGTTATGCGGATATACGATATGGATAAAAGCACGGCAAGCAGTAATGAAAGCGGAGACACTGAAGAACTAAGTGATATGAGTGGTGACTAAATGAAAGTTTTAAACGGCCCCGGTAATCCGATAACAGGCTCTACTTTAGCTTCGGACTTAGAAGATGAACAACTTCCGTTTGAAATTCTAGAAAGAATGAAAGAGATCGACGAAAACTTTGAGACACAAATCTTTGTTAAGAAAAGAAAGAAAGAGACAAAACAAATAAAAAAGAGTAATAAATTTCTGAATATTAAAGGAGAGTTGCCTTTCTGTATTCACTTACCAGAAAAAACTATTTCCATGTCTGGTAGCAAAAAAGAATGGGAGCAGCATAAAAAACAAGTATCTAAGGAAATTGACGCAAAAACAACTGACATTATATCCGTAAATAAAAAATCTAAACATGCCTTTATCAATAAACTAGATCAGCACCAGAGAGACTTTGAAACTTTCTTTCTACATGAATTATCGCCCTTAGAGTCGGCGTTTGAACCTTCCTTAGATAACGTAAAACAAATACTAGAACTAATTACTAAATCAGAAGTAGACACTGGGGATTTGGGTACATTTAGAGCAATGCTGCGCGACGTTTTATATATTAAAGCTCTTGAATTCTTTGCAGATAAAGCTAATTTAAGTGAAAGTCAGCAGGCCATATTAAACGAGAAATACTTCAGGCCAAAGGAATTCAAAAAAGAGTAAAAGCGTATGAAAACCTCAGATGTTAAATTTAGTAAAAGAAAAGCATTAGCAAAAGGAAAGAACTGTTTAAATTGTGCTTCCTTTTCCAAGTGCAGTAAAAGTAAAAAGTCAGGGTCTTATGTTTGCGAATCCTACAAGAAAATAAAAGTAAAGGGAGAAAATGCTTTTTCTCTAGAGGATATGTTTGCTGATACTAATTTCCACGTAGCAGATGACTACTCAGACTTCGTTCCCATTGAAGACGAACACGACTTTAAAAATATGGAAATTAATGTCGTTAAAATGATGGACGAAATCTTCGAGAGCGAAAATCCCTACCCCCGTGACTTAAAAATTGATGATCGTGACTTACCGGAATTTAAAAATATTTATGAATACTTCTTTGACCCTGTTTATGGTCTAGCAAAAAATATGCAGCCTTTTTCTAGGCAGCTATGGGCTGGAGTAAAACTCTTTGGTGATTACTGCCCTATATGCTCAGACCACAAATTTATGGAGGACATTGAAAATTGCCCTATTTCTATGAGAGCAATTGATTTTCCAGAACATGTAGTATTTATGGAAAATGGAAAATGCCCTAAATGCAAAGGACATAAGTTAGACTTTGTTAAAAAAGGTTACATGAATTTTTATAGAGACTTTGCAGCTTGCTTAGGACAACGTTCCGGTAAGTCTGTGACTTTTTCTATGTTTAGTGGATATCATCACCACAAGTTTTTAAAAATGGGAAAGCCTGCTGAATTATTAACAGGTCTGCCTAACGTAACTCTAACCGCAACATATACGGCAACAGATTTTAAAACTGCTATGGAAACCTTGTGGCAGCCTTTTGTAGATATTATTGACGAATCGCCGTGGTTTAAAGCTTATCACTCTATGCTAGACCACTATGGTAAAAAATACGGCGAAGAAATTTATCGTTTTAAAGAAAGTTTCCTACATTATAAACACACTAAAATGTTTACGTCGGCTGCTTCACCTAACAAAAGAACAATGCGTGGTCGTTGTTTAACAGGTGATACTCTTGTTAACACGTCACAAGGCACTATGCACTTTTCTGAATTTATTAAAGAAATGGACTACAATAAAACCGATCTACAGATTATGTCGCACCTTGGTGGGCGTACTGTAAGCCATACCTACAAGTCAGAAGAAACAGAAACCTATAAATTAAGAACCCGAAATGGTTTTTCTGTAGAAGGTACTCCAGAGCATCCAATGCTTGTTTTAAATGAAGACCTTTCTATGGATTGGGTTACTTTAGATAAATTAAAAGTAGGGCAATGGATAGTATCAAAAACAAATAAAGAGAAAACCCTGTACGGAAATGCGAAGCTGTCTAAAACAGATGCTGAATTACTCGGATACTTTGTAGCTAACGGTTATAGGAATGAAGTTTCGACAAACGATCAAGACGTAGCCAACCGCTTAATTTATCTAGGTAAAAAGATAACTGGAGTAATTCCAACCCATACTAAAAATAATTCTTCTATTCGCGCAGACTCTTACAGGTTTATCTACAAAAACGGGGAGTCTAATTTCGTAAGAGACTACTTAAATCCTTTAGGGTATGACTTTAAAAATTCAAAAGATAAAATGATTCCTGCTATTGTCAGGATGGCCCCTAGAGAAGTTATGCACGAATTTTTGGAAGCTTATTTTAAATGTGATAGTGGTATTAATGGAGGCTCAAAAAATTCCCCTTCAGAAATAGAGGTGGGTTCCGCTAGTAAAAAACTGGCTAAACAACTACACGTTATTTTATTTAAAAACTACGGTATACTTGGAAGACTGACCAAGCACACTTTCTATGATAAACTGAACAAAACTACCGGAAACTTTAATGCAAAAAGAAACCATTGGACTATTACGATAACTGGTTACGACGCGAACCTATTTTTGCAGACTTTCAAGAAAGCAAAAGTTCAAAAATACAAAGATAGAATAAAAGACGTACCTAAAGGCTTTATGTCCGACAGAAGAAGTGTTCCTTATGTAAGAAAATTTCTTTGGGACTTATACGAAAACTCCCGACTGGTAGATACATTAGGTAAAAGACTCAGAAGACTTATTGCAGAAAATGGCAGTGTAGTCTTAAACAATATCAAGCCCAAGTGTTTTGATAGGTTACGTTCTAGTAGAGATATTTACGAAGAAACGCCAGAATACTTAATTTACGGAGACGATTGGGATATTTTAATACCAAGAATTAAAGACCTTAATTTAAGCAAGGGTACTGCACTTAAAGACTTTTTATCTTTTGAGGGGCACTTTGAACAAGTAGTTGAGATTAAAAAATCTTCTAAAAAGAAAACTGTATACGACGTTACCGTACCGGATGGCCATGCTTTTATTGCAAATTGTCTGGTTTCTCACAATACCCGTTTTGAATATGCAATCGACGAATTAGGCTGGTTTGATGCTTCAAGTGAATCAAAAGATAAAGTACGTATTTCCGCAGATGAAATTTACGGCGCACTAGACCGTTCAATGAAAACAGTTATGTCTGCATCTAAAAGATTATTTCTACAAGGTTATAGTGGTACAACACCGGGAATGTCTTTTAATATTTCTTCGCCTTCTGCCTACGACGATAAAATTATGTCTATGTGCAGAATCCATAAAGACTCTAGAGTAGTTTTAGCGCTTCACTTACCCACTTGGAAATACAATCCTAAAGAGCCTAAAGAAAACTTCAGAAAAGAATACATGGAAGACCCTATAAAAGCTGAACGTGACTTTGGTGCTAATCCTCCTATGGCAGCCTCGCCATTCTTTGAAAACATTAACGCCATAGTTCCAAACTTCACAGACAAAGCAAATTTCGCAACTTACGAATATTCATTAAAGAAAGTAAATAACACACTTTATAAATCTGCTAAATTGAAGTTGAGTGTACGCGGCGATATTTACCCCTCAGTCCTCGCACTAGATGCTGGTTTTTCTAATAACTCTTTTGCTCTTGCTGTCGGCCACCGTAGAGAAAAAGAAACTATATTTACTACCCTTATTGAAATCATGCCAGATAAGGGTAAAAATGTTTTGAACTACAATTCTATCTTTGAAGAAGTAGTAGTCCCTTTAGTAGACTCATTAAATGTTCAATTTATTTGTGCTGACCGTTGGAACTCTTTATTCCTTTTACATAAATTAGAAGAAGATAAAAAAATAAAGCAAATGCAGTATAGCGTTAAATACGCAGACTTCAATTTATTTAAATCATACTCTGAGGGTAATAGAATTCTATTTCCCAAAATGGAAATGCGAGCAGAAAAAGCATTAACTATTCCTAGCACAGAATACATAGAGAAGTTTACGTACAAACCCTGTGCCCATTTATTCTCTCAGATATTTACTGTTGAAGACAAAGGCCGCACTGTTGATAAAGGTAAAAACAGAACTGACGATTTATTTAGAGCTGTGGTATTAGCCTCTAGGTTCTTACTTGATGATTCATGGGTAGCTGAGAATCTTAATTTAACCAAAAGAAAAAACAGCAATATGGGAATCGTTGCACTGGCTAATGGTGCAAGCCCTACAGGCACTTTAGCTACGGCAACAGGTAAAGGAATTATTTCGTCAGGAGGTCATTAATAACTAATTTAATCCTATACAACAGGAGAGTTTTTATGGAACGTATCAACCCATTAAATGCAGAAGTTGCGTCAGAAAAAACTTCTGAAACAGCTAATCACAATTCAATTGATGACGTATCTATTTGTCCTGCTGACGGTTGTGGAAAGCCTATGCGAATTATGCGGGCTAATGGTCATAATTGTTTTGTTTGTTTGACTCACAGAATTGCACTGCCTTGCCCCGATTAATACCAAAAGGTAAATAATATGAAGCCGCTTAATAAAGTAGTGATTAAAGATAATCGAGTTGTATCTACTAAACTTGGTGGTAAAGGTACGAAAGTAGGCGCGTCCACAGAAGCAGGTAAAGAACAATTAGCATTTACCGGAACAGGTGGCGTACAAGGCGGAAGAAATTCTGTAAGCGTCTCGACAATTGGTACAGGCTCAGTAAAATATTTAGACACTCTGTTGTCTGGTTTTATTGACGAAAGAAATGAAACGCAATTAAGAAATATATATCGTGACATTTATTATTATGACTCTGTATGTGGTGGGGCTGCTGATATGATAAGCACCCTGCCATTTTCTGATTTTTCCCTTAACGGTTTGGACGATAAAAAACTTGAAGTGTATCAACACGCAGTAGACCGTCTTAACTTAAAAACACAGTTCCCTTCTTTTGCTTTAGGTTATTTAGTCGATGCAGAATATGCAGGTACTCTAGTTATGCAGGATAAATCCTTTACGGATATTCTGCCACACGACATTCAAGACTGTAATATTGAGGACATGCCTTTCGTTTCACAAGACCCGTTAATTACAGTTTCTAAATCAGAAAAGCTTAAAAACTTTTTGGAGAGTGAAGCAGAAGTAATTAAGCGTCAGCGTAGAAACTATCCTGCAAAAATGCTGAAGGCACTAGAAGAAAATGAATTTGAACTTGACCCTTTGACAACAATTTATTTAGCACGTAAAGGAATTAATGGAAAACCAACTTCTTTCTTCAGGCGCGTACTTCCGTGGTACTTAATTGAGAAAACTCTTTTGCGGGGTACTATTGTAGAAGCTTCTAAACGTCAGCGCTCTGCATTGCATGTTGCTGCTGGCGGTGATATGTGGGAGCCAACACCTGAAGAATTATCTGCTATCGTTGCGCTTTTTCAACAAGCAGACTTTGATCCTTTAGGCCCAACTATCGCCACAAGAAATGATATTCAGATAAATGAAATTCGCCAAGGCGGAGACTTCTGGAAAATTACAGATGTTATTGATACTACTAACCAATTAAAAATGAGAGCACTAGGAATTAGTGAAGCCTTTTTAAGTGGTGACGTTACTTACAACACTTCAGAAGCTGCATTGTCTGTATTCATTGAGAATATCCGTACTTTCCGTGACTACATGACACAACAAACTTTCTATCGTAAAATGTTCCCGCTTATTGCACATTTAAATGGATTCACAAAAAAGAAATCAGAAACTGCACAAACTCTTTCTTTTAGAATTAATGACACTACATCGTATGATATTCCACAAGTACGTTGGCATAAATCTCTGCACCCGCACTCTGATAGAGACACTATGGAAATTCTTAATCAAATGGCAGACAAAGGAATTCCCGTTACTTTAAGAATGTGGGCGGCTGCCGGCGGTATTGATTTAGATAGTGTTATTAATGAATTAGATCAGGACAAAAAAATTCGTGCCAGAATAAAAGAAAAGACTGCTGACATGGACAATGACGGCATGAATGATAATGCTGAAATTGGCGAAGACAATTTTTCTTTTGCTAAACTCGCTCCTATTAGACGTATTGGTATGTTTGGTAGAGACTACGGCGAAGCTGCTGAAATTACAGGCACTACTGTTACAGGTAAAAAGAAATACATATACAATCAAAAAGCTGCTAACGAAAAAGCTAACTGGCATATTGTTCAAGCCTTGTCTGCATTAAACGACCCTAGTCATTACATAGACACCAAAAAGAAAATTCAGAGTCGCTTAGGTAGAAGCAGGCGCGTGAGGTAATTATGAATTATAAAGCTGATTTGAAATACGAAGTAGACTATGAGGAATTTGAATTCTATTTAGAAAAAGCCAATGACGTTTATGTTATTGGTATTATATCTGAAACGCCCGTCCAACCTAACGAGTCTTTTATTCGTAAAAGACTCGGTACTCTTTTAATAAGAATAGAAGCAAACCTTAGACTAAAAGGTATTACTAAAATAGCCGCTGTAGTCCCAGAAGAAGACATTCATTTTTATTCCACTTTCTTTAACATGGCAGGTATTACTACATTTTTAATGTGCCGCTTTCCTCCCGACAATGAGTTCACAGATCATTATTTTATTTCAGACTCTGCCGAAAAAGACTTGAAGATTTATGAGAAATGCAGTGTAGTATTCAATATCTATAATCCGGATACTGAAGACGATATTGAAGCTACCGCAGATAATTTAGAAAATGAAAACATTGTTTATATTGAAGTAAAAGATATTGAGGACACTCAAATAGAAGGTGGCGACCCATTAAGTTTGGTGCGCGTATTAAAAGGCGAAAACTTTAAGCGTAGAAAAAATGACCCTTATTCTACTTTCCCTGATGGCTCTGATCGTTTTACCAGAGAGCCTGAAACTTTTATGAGTAGAATGTTAGAAGCTAGGCCAAAAGATGACGCTCAAGAAATACGCCGCGTTGTTACTTCTAGTGTAGAGAATGTCCCACCACAAACTGTTAGAACCGAAGCACAAAAAGGTTTGGATTACAGAGACAAATATAATAGAGGCGGAACTGCAATTGGTATTGCGCAGGCGCGTGACCTTTCTAACGGAAAAAATGTTTCAGAAAAAACAATCAGACGCATGGTGGCTTTTTTTACTCGCCATGAAAAGAACAGAGTTCCCCCTAGTAAAAAGAAAAAGCCAGATGGAGGCCCTACTAATGGCTGGATTGCTTGGCTTCTTTGGGGTGGTGACTCTGGTTATGATTGGGCGCTTTCTCAGTTAAAGAAAATAGAGAAAGAAAAAGAATCTAAGTGAGGATTTATTTATGCGTCAGGATTTTCAAGACTTGAGTTTAAGAGAGGCTGTCTACGCTGACGCCTTTATGGAAGGTAAAGCAATTGATATTCACAAAGAGGTACGTTCTAAGAATATTCAAATTGCTACTAATGATATGGTTTTAAATAAAAGTTCCAACGTTCTTACAACAGAAGCAGAGCAGAAATTGGATATTACTAACTGGCTCCCTTTTGCTTCTAAAAAATATTTAATCAGCCCTGATATTAACGATTATATTTTTGTTCCTGTTTTGACTATCCCGTCTGACTTACCTAACAGAAATGGCGTAGCGTTTCCGTTGAAAACTCTATTGGAATTTAATGTTGATGCAGGCTGCCAAGGCTATAAAACTTTTAGAGGCAAGCCTGTACATTACGAACATCAAAATAAAGACCCGACGAAAGCAAAAGGTGTTATCGTTGATTCTTTTTTACGCCGTATTAATGGTTTTGGTGGTGGTAACGTCTGGAAGGTAATGTTGTTGCTTGCTATTGATAGAACAAAAGACGTTTCTCTTTCTAGTCAGATTATTAGTGGTGAAATGAACTCTTATTCAATGGGAGCTTACGTAGATAAATATACTTGTTCTTATTGTGGCTCCGATGTTGGAAAATGCACTCACATTAAAGCAAATAGCCCTGTTAATTTTTACGAACTTAATGGCGACCTTGTATTTAAAAATATGCACGGCATGATGGGTTTTGAGTGTTCGTCTGTAGGCACGCCCGCTTGGAGTCCTGCTGCGAGTAATACTGTTTATATGTGAGGCATTTATGAAAGTTTTAAATGCAGAGCTTGCAGGTCTGTCTGATATTATTTTTCACGGTACAGACATAGATAAAGCATTTGCTATATTAAAACAGAACAAATTTATTCTAGCCTTTTCAAAAACAGGTTCTGCTGAAGACAGTCTTAATCCAAACCCTAAATTTCACTTTTATCTTTCTACTGCACGTTCAAAATTAAGTCACTACATTAGAACAAATAGCCCTGAAGCTATTTTTGTACTAGACGGTAGAAAGCTAGGTCAAAAATATAAAGGTGGGCCAATTAACTACTGGAAAGGTTTTTCTGAAAAAGAGCAAAAAGAAAAAGAGAAAGAAGATAGGGTTTACACAAAAGACTCTTATATCCCTAATGCCTACACCTATATAAAAGAATTGCAGGTTTCAGTAGACAGGCTAAACGATTACCGTAAAAAATATTTACTTGGCCTATTAAAACTTGCTAAAAAGCACAACGTAAAAGTAGTTGGGTTTAAAACTTTCAAAGGTATGTTGATAAATAGTAGAACGGAAAGGCTAACAGAAGACGAATTGTTTGCTGCTGTTTCAGACGTTAAAGGAAAGCCCGATAGCCCTTATAGCTACACAAAGCCAGAAGATATAAGCATTTTTGTTTACGCTTACGAACGGATGGAAGAAGCTATTAAAAAGAATCAAGATTTCTATAAGCTACTGGCTTCAAAGAATTATGCTAGATCAAAGTACGCTAAGAAATATAAAGTTTACGACTTGCTACAACATGTTTTTCCACACAATCATCATGATTTTATTAGCACCCTAAGTATGTACATTGGAAACTCTAGACGAAACATGTCGCCAGAATTAAACGATGCCGTACAGTCTTTAAGTCGTTTAATGCGTAGACTAAAAGTAAATGACTTGGCTAATCTCTTTATAAAGTTTCGAGACTTATATTCAGAGTATAACACTCAGTCTTCTGTAAGATCAAAGCAACGATCCTTATTGTCTGCTAAAAAAGTAGCGCGTACTAAAGGATTATTGTATTCCGAAGTGACTCTAAAAGATGATGACCTTATTATAGTTCACGGAGCTAGAATAAAAAATAGGATAACTAAGAAAGACCTGTTAGACGTTGCTATGCACTTAACAAACAGTTTGCTTAATATTTTTTGGGGAATGAAAAGAATTGAAATAAAACTAAGCAAGCCTATAACGAAAAGCCAATTGTCTGTACTAGAAGAACTTGGATTTTCAGGCGATGGCCGAGAATATCTTTATATCAGTTACTACTCGTACAACAGAATTGATTTGGAATCTGTAAATTCAACAGAACTCGCGTAAGAGGGTGAGCTATGACAGGTACGTACATAGAAGCTAAATTTAAACCAGTTTGTGTAGAAAAAATCTACGCCGTTGCTAATCGAGCAGCGGCTTTATTGCAGTGTACTCCTATTGAAAAAGAACAAATTCACTGCACCGTTTTATATTCAGAAATACCTAAAGAACCAAGGAAAGGCGAGTTTAAAGTAAATTGGAAAGTATCTACTAAAAAATATGATTTATTCGGCCCCGAAAAAGATTGTCTTGTTATTCTTTTAAATTGCCCTGAATTAGTTAGGTTAAACTCAATGTGTATGTCAGCAGGTGCAACCTCTACATACGCTCAATACTGTCCGCATATTACTTTGGCTTATGGCACGGACGCTGAGTTATTTAATTACCACAGCAAGCAGTTAAACAAAATGTTAGAATCATTATCTTGTTTAACTATAGACTCTATACACGTAAAGCCCTTAGTAAGAGACTGGAAAATAACGGTTGAATCAAAATACATGGACAAAGACCTCTGTTGGAAAAACTACACAATGGTCGGACTAAAGAAAGACAAGAAAGGAAACTTAGTTCCTAATTGTGTACCAAAAGAGGATGTAAAAGAAAAAATCGAAAGCAGACTGTTGAGAGTAAGTCTGTAAAGTAAGCGACCTACAAAGGTGTACATAATATCGTTCAAGGAACTTAAAATGCTTCTGTACAATTCTCCCCAGATGCGCAATTTTGTTAAAAAGAAAGGAGCCATTGGAACTATCCAAATGCCAATAAAAACCTTTCTGAAATTAACTTCCAATACAAGACTTCCTAGAATTAAAAAAGAGGCTATGTCAGTAGGTGAATATAATGCACTGGCACTGCAAGGAAAGATAAATACTATGCCTTTTATTCGCATTTTACCTAACGGGAAAGTAAAAGGTCACGAAGGCAGACACCGTTCATGGTCTTTGTATCGTGAAGGTGAGCGCTACATTGAAGTGGCAATTATTGTTACTAAGCCAGATACAGAAAAAGGAAAAGGAAAGAATAAAACTTACGAAACACTACCTAAATTTAAATCGAGAGACTTGCCTACTATTTGGGAAGGCCAGTTTTCAGAAGTTAAGTTACCTGTAAAACTTCAAACATTTAAAAGGATGTGAACATGGAAAAAATATTGATGGGCCGTGACAATCCAGACGGACATAAGTTAGAAGAACTACTAAAAAGATTGCAGGAAGAAATTGAGTCAAAGTCTCGTTTACTGACTGAGAACTCTGATTTAACTAAAATGATTATTGAGTCTAACGATAAAATAGTAAAGCTCCTTTATGAAGCTGAACAAATTCAAATAAATACTATGAAAGAAATAGAAAAACAGAGAGGCCCTAACAGAGGGCCGTCGAATCCGCGAGTTAGCTGAGGGCGGTATGAAAGTGCTTAATGAAGAAAAAGCAAGCTCACAGCAGATTAAAGCACTCGAAGCTAAAATTAAACGAGCTTCGGACATTTATTATAATACTGGCAAAATAATCATGCCAGATAAAGAATTCGACAAACTTGTTGAAGAATTAAAAGTACTAAGCCCAAAATCAAAAGTCTTGCAGCAGATAGGCGCACCTGTTAAAAGACAAAAAGTTAAGCTGATGTATTTCATGGGAAGCCTTGACAAAATTAAGGCGGAAAATGCAGATACATGGTTGCAGAATAAAAGACCTAAGAATGGATATTGCGTCTCAGATAAAATTGATGGTGTTTCTATTTTAATTGTTTACACACCTAAAGAAATAAAAGCATTTACACGCGGGGATGGCACTTACGGACAAGACATTTCCTTTTTAGTACCTCACTTGGGTATCCCAACATTAAAAACTAATCTGGTATTGCGAGCCGAAATCGTAATGCCTGTTTCGCGTTTTGAAACGTGGAAAAAAGATTTTGAGAATCCAAGAAATCTAGTATCAGGTATTGTTAATCGTAAATCTATCCACAGGGCTACCAGAGACTTAGACGTAATTGTTTACGAACAAATATCTCCAAGAATTGCACAAAGCCAAGCACTAGAAAAATTAAAAGGTGTTGGCTTTAAAGTTGTACCCTTCAAAATATTTAAAGACCTTAATTCAAGTCTGTTATCTGAACTATTGAAATCAAGAAAACAGAAATCTAAATACGAAATTGATGGTCTTGTTGTTACTGTTAATGATAGCAACCCCGTTAATACAATGGGAAATCCAAGCTGGGCGAAAGCCTTTAAAGAAGTTGGCGAAGGTGCTGTACAGGAAGCCGAAGTTGTTGACGTTCATTGGGAAATATCCAAGCGTGGTTTATTGAAGCCTAGAGTAGAAATTAAACCACTACGTTTAAGCGGTGTAACCGTTAAGTTTGCTACAGGCTTTAATGCAAAGTTTATCGAAGACAATAAAATTGGCCCCGGTGCGAAAATAAAAATCGTTAGGTCAGGTGACGTAATTCCGCACATAATGGAGGTTGTAAAGCCGGCTAAAACTGCACGTCTCCCTACTGATAAAGAATTCCGGTATATGTGGAATAAAACCGGGGTAGACATTGTTGCTATTGACAAGAAAAGCCATAAGTCTTATCAAGTAAAACGCTTGAATCATTTCTTCAAAACATTAGGCGTAGAAAATTTCAGTATTGGTTTAATCGAACGCTTTTTGTTAGACGGTCTTGATTCAATCGGAAAGATTACCAAAGCATCTAAGAAAAGACTGCTACAAGTAAATGGTATTCAAGAAAAATCAGCAGAAAAGATTTATTCCAATATTCAGACGGCAATTAAAAACGTACCTTTGGATAAACTAATGGATGCTTCTGGTTTGTTTGAAAATATGGCCCAGAAGAAAATCAAAAAAGTGTTGGATAAATATCCTAAAATTTTAGACTCTTTTTCCAAAGTGCCTACTCAGACTTTAGTAGATAAATTAAAACAAGTAGAGGGTTTTAGCGATGTGTCAGCAAAGGAGTTCGCTAAAGGTCTTCCGAAGTTTGTTGCCTTCGTAAATAAATATCCTAATATCACTTACGTTGTACCCAAAGAAAAGAAAACGCAAATAAAAGGAAAACTCGCTGGAAAAAGTTTTGTGTTTACAGGTTTTAGAGATAGACACTTGGAGTCTACACTTGAATCCAAAGGCGGTAAAATAGGAGCGGGTGTAACTAAAACCACAACAATTCTTATCGTTAAAGATAAGTCAGCAGGTTCTACTAAGATACAAAAAGCAGAAGCTCTAGGCGTGAAAGTAATGGACGCTAATGAATTTCGACGTTGGCTTGATAAACAATAGGAGTCTGCAATGAACAGTACTGAAACTATCTAACCAAAAGCGGGGGCCTTTAAAGCTCCCGTTTTTTATTTGCGTCCTAAAAAGGCTAATTTTATTGTATCAACCTAATAGAGATTTGGGACATGAATTCGTACTCTATTAATTCAATTTTGGCGAAAATGGCTACACACCTTTGGGGTGAAAATTGCCGTTATCCAGTATATACAGAACAAGGTTTATTTAAATGGCAGAATCCAGATAATGCTTTTCGTTTTGTCGCTGACAACATTGAAAAGTGTTCGGACTCTGCCCAAATTATTTTATTTGGCTCTGGTTTTGTTGAACAGCAGAGTGCAAACGAATGTGTATTGCATTCTTTTATTTTAGATAACCAAAAGATTATTGATTTATACGAAGACAAAATTGCCGTTTATTGTAACGATGGCTACAAACTTGCTAACGTTCCTATTGGACAAGAAATATTTCGAGTATCTGTTAGTGAATTTAAAGACCTGTTTAAATCAAATGCCGAACATACAGAAGTAGAAGTTGCTTTTTCAGATCAGAACTACGAAGCAGAAGCACTGGCATTTATTTACTGCGCTTATGTTATTTTTAAATACGTTATGACTCAGAACCCAAAAGAAATTACTAAGGAATCCATCGTAGGTTTATCTGAGAACGCACCAATTGCCCAAAAGTTTTTAACTAAGTACAAAGTAGGGTATCGTTTATTTAGCAAATTACTCTCTTTAATAGTTGCCAAAAAAGAATACAACGATCAGGTAGAAAATCTTGTATTGCGTTTTGGCAAAGACTTAAAAGGTGCAGTTCCTTTGTGGACTAAAAATAATAAGATTGGAAAAGACGCTCTAACTGCAATGAAAGCCTTTGGTACTTACTTGAGAAAACGCGATAGCAATAATGCAAAGAATTGGTTATTGGCTAACGTAAACAAGATGCAGAGCAGAACTCTTGTACAGTTATTCTCTGACGCTAAATATCTTGGATTAAAGAATGACAAGGTTGGTGTTGACGTAAAAGGCAGTCAACAAGAATTATTAAAGAAGATTAAAGCAGTGACTAAAAAATTAATTGGTAGTCCTGTTGAAGGTCTATCAATTGAACAAGCTAAGAAGGCAAGAGATAAAGACCCAGAGACTTACAAAATATATTTAGAGTTACGACGCGCATTAGTACAATCATCCTCAGCTTTTCTTAGACTAAAAGTACGTCAGTCCGGAAAGCAACTTGTGCCTTATGACAAAACAATCGAAGAAATGAATGCTGAAGGAATTAAGCACAATTACCCTGAAGGGTTTAAAGGTTACTTAGACGAAGATGGTTTTCTTTACACCACTGCAAAAAAGAAAATATCGAACAAGCCCGCAAGCCGCGTTAGCATGAATCCTAATTATGACGCAAATAAAGATGACACTTATGTATTTACAATAGTGTCTCCTACAGATAAAACAAAAGTCCTTTATTTTAGAACAGATGATTTTGCAAAGAAGCGTACAGCATTAAAATCTGAAAAAGTCTCTGAGCTAGGTGCGAGGCTGAAAACAATTCGTAATAAGTGGACGGGAAAAATTGGATACAAGAAAAGAGAAAACCTTGTTGCTTCTATTCTGGAATTAATTTATTTATTTGCTGCGCGTGTAGGTAAGACAGGTAACATGACAGGTGGTGAGCCTACTTTTGGTATGTCTACAATTCTGGTTAAGCACGTTAAGAAGCAAGGCAAGAATTATATATTTGCGTATCCCGGTAAAAAAGGAACAATTCAAAACTACACACTCACTCCCAAGCATCCTACCTATGCAAAACTTGCTGAAGTATTAGATCACCAAATGCAGGGAAAGAAGCCTACTGATTCTATCTGGACTTACAAGGGTGTATTTATTCCAAAGTCTGCAATTGATTCTTTCTGGAAAAGTTTAGACTCTGCTACAGCCAATGTCGGCGTACACAAAATCCGAAATGCTGAAGCAACTAAAATGGCAAAAGATATTTTATCTAAACATCCCTTTAAGAGCGGTGTTACTAGTCAGGCACAAGTAGAAAAATGGTACAAAGACGAAATGAAAAAAGTAGGTCAAGCACTGCAACACCAAACCGGCGGAAATGTAACTAGCACTACTGCTATTAAAAGTTACATTGACGCAGAGCTGCAAAAAGAATTCTTTTTAAGTTTAGGTTTGCGTGTGCCGTCTTTTGTACCACAGTCGAATTGATAGGTGAACTATGAAACTTATTCAGACAGCTAGACACTATGACCTTCCAATTTCAAACGTACAAAAAAGAAATGCTATAGGAAATAAGTGCATTGGTTATATCACAATGCACCCTATGGATTTCTTGGAATTAACTACTACAAATAAAGAAGGCGTAGAGAGAATAATGAATGATTCTCAGCCTTTAGAAGTTTATTTGAAAAGTATTCGTAATCGTTCAAACCTTGTTATGCCTTTTCTCGGAATCGAAGTTGCGAAAGGAAAACTAGGTAAGGCTAAACGTGGTGAAGTCGTAGGTCACGAAGGTAGGCACAGAGCGGCAGCGCTTTTAAAGTCTGGAAAAACAAGACTACCTGTAGCCGTGCGCGTGCGCGAGGAAGGTAGAGAATGGAAATACTACGCCGAGCGTTATGTACCTAACGAAGGCCGTGAAAAAGTTTTTATGAACGCCTCTATTATTCCTGAAGTCTGGACAGGACAATTTAATTCTTCAATATCAAAAAACATGTCAAATGCTTTAAAAACATTTGAATCTTTTTATTCAAGTTCCGCAACTAAAGATATTCAAGACGTGAGGGACTGGTAATGAAAATCTTATCTAGCTTCGACCCTGAGCAATTAAAAATAGGAACAGATGTAGAACTAGAACATACTAGTGACAGAAAAATTGCAGAGAAAATTGCTAAAGATCATTTGAAAGAATGTCCTAACTATTACACCCGTCTTTTGAAAATGGAAAAAGAATGTGATTCTGAGAAAGCCAGCGTACCAGATAATGACTACGTTTTCTTCGATACAGAGTTTTATGAGAACGGCGAAGTAATTATTCCTATTTCAATTGGTATGGTAAAAGGTCTTGAAGGTAACGAACACTTGTATTTAGTCAACGCAGACTTTGACTATGATTGGATGGTAGCCGACGCGAAAAGCAGAGGCTCTGAAGAAACAATAGAATTCCTAGACAAAAATGTATTCAATAATATTTGCGCCACGTCTGAAAATACTTTTAGCATGTCGATCATCAAAGACATTATGACGCAGTTTTTACCGAAGGTTCCTTGTCTCTGGGCTTCTACTGCTTCTTACGACTGGATTCTTTTATGTCAAATGTTTGGTCGCATGGTAGATAAGCCAAAAGAGTATCCTTATTTTCCTATGGACACTGCACAACTTAAAAAGATGTTTCCACAAGTCACTGTTGATTATTCTTGTATGCCTGACAATTCTATAACATTAGGTTGCGAACACAACGCATTGTTTGATGCTTACGAAACACGTTGTAAATACCTGAGTTATAGAAAATTCGTTACTGAAAATAAGTTACCGATTAGTCTGTGAGGCTAGTATGAAAGTTTTAGAGTTCTCTTCTACTTATTTATTTCATAGTACAAACAAAGAATATTCCCCCGGAGATTTGTTACAGTGGAAGGGAGCAAAAACAAAAGGTACTTTTGGGGATTATGAAAAGCTAATAGAGAAAAATCGACCTGCCTCTGCTCACAGTAGGCTGTCTTCGTTTTATACAGCTAAAACAAAAAGAGAGTCTGAAATATTTGATGTTGGTATGTACACTTATAAGGTATTACCTGTAGGAAAAATTACGCCTTGCGCTCTTGGCTGGTTCAGTTTACTAATGGTTTATGTTAAACCGGAAGGCTATAGAAAAAACTACGGATATATAGTAAACGTAAACAAAGCAATGAAAGACCCTAAAGTTACGGAGCTGTGCAAAAATTATTGGAAAGGTATTGTTCCTACCAAAAAACAATTTGACGAATTTGATCGTGACATGGACGTGGAATCAAAAGTAATTGAAGTATTGTGCTCAAAAATAAAAATCGTAAAAGAGGTCTAAGATGCCTACTCCAGTTTTAGATGCAATGGCTAAAAAATATAACGTACCTTTGAAAAAAGTTGAATACTATTGGGACTCTGGGAAAAAGCAGGCAGAAGAACAAGGTCTTCAAGGAGACGCCGTTTACAAGTATGCAATGGCAATTGTGAAACGCAGACTCGGCGTTAAAGAAGAAAAAGCAAACGATATTGTTCACGAAAAAGTTAAAGAGGTGCTGAACGATTTTATTAAGATCAAAGACCGTATCCTAAGCGACAACTCTGCTAAACAAGCAATCACCATTAATTTAGCAGAAGAAATCGCTCAGTGGATTTCTATACTATCTCCTAAAGCAATACTAGATGAACTAGATAATCTGAAGCCTAACTTACAAAAAGACGACCTGAAAGTGTTTGCTTTTTTTCAAGAATGTGTCAGTACGAAGTTTTCAAAAAAATACAAAGATAATTCTTTCTATCTAGTCTTCAAGTATAACTATTTACCTGACGTAATAGAGTCTGAACTCCGTTCAAAAGAAGACGCTCCGGGTTTATTCGTTAGGTATTTGTTAATCAATAACAAGGCTGCCTTCTTAATAAAGGACACGAAAATTAAAATACCTGAATACATTTTCGATACATTTGCTACCTACGTACTCCAATTTACAGAGTCGGCTGTTGATCTTTTGATTTCTAAAAGACTCCCGGCTACTGAAAATATAGTTAATCGTGTTCTTACTAATTACCTTTCTAATAGGTTTAACTATCCACCAGAGTCTATATATACTATTTTCGATTTTTACAAACGCTTTAATGTAAAACCCAATAAAGAATTTTTTAATACCCTGACTTCTCTTTTAAGTAAAGAGAGATCTCCTGTTGATATACCTGACAGCTTTCAAATACATGTGTTGTCTTTAAACCCCAGTTTGGCTAGAAAGATTTCTAATCTATCAGACGCATCACGAAAGTTTGTTGAAACCAAAATTGAGTGGAAAGAAAAGAAATATCTACCGAAGCACCTAGATGCAGACCAGCTCGCGGTTATTCGTTATATGGACTTAATGAAGATAGACGAAGTTTCTGTAAAAGATTTAAAGTCTAAGTTTTCTTTTACTCCTACTATAAAAGACCTTATCAATCTTAAAAGCGGAAAAAATTTATCAAGACAAGACGTAATGGACTTCATTCCGGCTGGAGAAAAAATTACGTTAACGGAACTATTAAAAAATTCGGTAATGCAAAAGTCCGCAAGATGGACTGGAATGCAGCAAATATTCAATTCCTCTGGCAATAAACAAAATCTAGTCGTAGTTATGGCTTGCAATATAGACGATCTATTAAAAGTGCTGGATATAAATAGTAATTTCCAAAAAGAATCTGTATTAGAAGGTATAAATCGTTACATGACATTATCGAATCACCCCAGATCGCCCACTAGACTTCTAGTTTTAGGTTGGGTGCGTTATACAGTTTTTGGAAAAATAGTTTGGATTGATGAAGTTCAAAGCGACTTGTACAAAGTGCTTGGTGATCTATCTAAGGACTTAAAAGGGCTTACAGAATATATAGCAAAAGAATTCATTCGTACAATGCGTAGTAAAGGATTTGGTAAATTCGACTACCCTACTATGCAAATAAAAACTTCTCTATACGGAGCTAATCCACCTGCATCTATGTATGAAGACTTACCGCGAAAACTAAGATTTAAAAAGAAGGAAGGTAGCACTTTGCCAGACTCTATTACAGAGAAAGAAGACAGATTAACTAAATATCAAGTTTGGGAACTAGCGGGCATTAAAGTTTTGGAGAAAGACAATGGCGATGAATAAAGTACGCTATCACGAATTTGAGTTTGAAGTAGGCCAACGGATCGCAGCACAAGTTGGTAATAAGAATCTGTGGTTTTTTGGTTTTATCGAAAGCTTAACTTCCAATTCTGCAAAGATTCGTTTTGACTTGGGATATCCTGCGCACAAAGTAAAAACAGTCGAACTGAAAGCGGTTGTTCCCGTTATCAACTGGAAGCTAACTACCAAAGGCGTAGACTTTCCTGATTTAGAAATAACGAAGAAAGCTATGCCTTGGACTGTTAACAAAGATTTGATGGAAATAACTCCGCACTTTTTTGACGCCATGTGGAGTTATGCTAACAACGTAGGATTTGGTGGAAAGCTAAAGCCCTGCAAACTTGTAATTGATAATAACCAAACTTTTGGAACGTGCGCTAATACTCGCCCAAAGACTACTATTACAATAAGCCGAAAAAATAAATCTGTACATAATTACTGGAATACAGTTGTTCATGAAATGGTACACCAACAAAATTTTGAAATAGACATTTTTAAAAGCAAAGCTATTCTGGATTCTATTCTCAGAGACGGGCACGGCCCTGAGTTTATGAAGTACGCGCCCCACATGCAGTCAAAATTAAATACGAAAATTGAAGCTCTTGCTGATATGAATGATATTCAATTTAATATGGAGTTACGCGAAGAAGACCTATCTAAATCTAAAACAAGAGAGACTTACTTTTTCGTTGTACACTTTCCTATTGATGAAAACCAGTATCCTATTTACGTTGGTGCAGCCTTTAATAACAAGGATACTGCTGAGAGTTTTTATATTCTGGCTCAGAGAACTACATACAGACAGAAAATCATAAACCATATTTTCAAGAATCTTACCAAAAGAAACACAAGTTCTTTCTTCTATCAGATTTATGAAAAAATGTACGATAGTGATATGAGCGCGTATGACACTTCTTTGTACCTTTACAAGTCTAACACGGCAGCAATTAAAAAAGTAATGCAGACAATTAGTAAACCTGAAGACCCTAACGATGTATTAAGAAAAACAAGCGCAGTTTCATCAAAGAATATTGATTTGATTCGCCCAGAACTCGTTGCTGAAATGAGTTACAACGCAATTCAAAAAACGTGGAGATAACGGGGATGGGAAGAATACAAAAAACCGCTGTAGTTTTTGTTCACGGTCTTATGACGGAAAAGAACAAGAGTATTTTGCAGGACTTAGAACATTTCTTTCCAAAAACCGAATTTAATTGTTTTTATTTTAACTACGGGTTTTTATTTATTCTTGGAGCCATTAGGGACAATCAAAAAATTGCCAACAAGCTCTCTGAACAGGTTAACTCATTGTACCAAGAGTATGAAAGAGTCGTGTTAGTAGGACACTCAAACGGATGTGCTTTAATAAACATAGCCTCTAGGGATTTTCATTGGGTAGACCTTGCTGTGTTTCTTCACGGAGCGTCGCCAAGAGAAACTTTTCCTAAGAACGTGAAAACTCTACATGTATATTATTCACCAAAAGATTGGATAATACGTATTATACATAGAAATGTTTTATATCCGTTTAAGTGGCTACGCAAAAAGACAGGCTGGGGCGACATTGGCCTAAAAGGTTACAAAGGCATACTAAGAGAAAGCGCCGAGAACTTTAAAGTAGATACTTCAGGCTTAACTGGATTTCAATCACACTATGCAGTTTTTAGAAAATTAAATGTCTACGGGCCTTTAATAGTTTCTAAAATAAATGAACAAATAGGAAGGGTATTAAAATGATTTCAAGGTCAGTAACAGGACTCTCCGGTTTAGTAAGTTTGTTAGAAGCAGACAACAATATTAATAAAATGTTTGAAAATAATATTTCTGGAAGCAAAGGGTTAATTAACTTATTTAACACCGCAGAGTCTTGGTCGCCATTAGACTTAGGTATAAAACTCCTGTCATGGGCAAGCAACACAAACTCATTTCAAGAATCTACAGGGGTAACTCCGATTACTAGTGCTGGACAGTCTGTGGGTCTTGTGCTAGACAAGTCACTAGAACTTGCAGAAACCTCCCTTGGCATAGGTACAGACTATACGAATATTGGATTTGAAAACTTTAGTACCTCTGGTAGTTCTTTTATTGCTGAAAAAACGATTGCTGGCGGTAATGACTACGCTATATCTTCGTCAGCATTTTCTGTGGTTAGTGGAAAGCCCTATAAAGTTAAGCTTGACGTGGCGCAGTGCTCTAATAATTTTAATATTTTGTTTTCGGTTAGTACCAATAGCAGGTCTACTCCTTTTACAATTAGTGCCCCCGGACTGTACGAATTTTATTTATACCCAAATGCCACTGGTATTTTTTCAATTACATTGCAGAACGCTCAGTTGCAATTAATAGAAACTGTTTCGATAGAAGTTATCGAGGTTGCCGGAAACCATTGGTCACAGAAAACTTCGCCAGCAAGACCTATCTATTCTGTTATTCCAGTTACAGGCAGAAAAAATTTAGCTGACTATACTGACGATTTATCGGGATGGGGAGTTAGAAGCGTTACACGCACACTTGGGCAACCCGATCCTTTTGGTGGCAGTACTGCAAGTCAAGTACTATGTAATATAAATAGTGATATTCATATAGTAACGCGCCCTCTATCCGGGTTTATTCCGGGCGAAACCTATACTGTAAGTTATAATTTTAAAGGTGTAGGAATTGGAAAAATTTCTGTTGGTTCTACAAGCGCAGGTTTAGGTTTAAATGGTACTATTCGACTAGATTTAATCGCTGGAACAATAAATTCCGTGTATTCAGGTTTCTCGAACGCTACGCTAATTCCAATTGGCGACGGGTGGTATAATTTTAAATACAATTTTATTGCTGTTCAGAGTACTTTGACTGCCATAGTATACATAACAGACGACACTTTCCAGACAGTGTACGCAGGCGATGGAGTTTCAGGCTTTCTAATTAATCGTGTCCAGTTTGAGAAAAGCGAGGTGCCTACTTCTTATCAACGTGTTGGTGAATACTATGATATTACAGAGGAAGGTGTTGAAAGTATTTATTACTACCACTACGACTCAATAGACGACGCTATTTCTGTAGTTCTCCCTGAAATTATTGACGGGCAAATTGTTATTAATTCTATTGTTGGAACTTGGATTGCACCCTTAACATTTGCTGGTGGTACATTTACGTTTGGGCCAGATACTTATACAGGGGGGCCTACTGGATTAATTGAAATTCTTGGTAATGCAGAAACTGATATTTTTATTTTGAAAGAAGTGATGACTAGCGAAGAGCAGTCAAAACTTATTAATTATCTAATAGAGCAAGGTTCGCCGGGTCTTATAACACTTGGCGACAATCTGTTCGTCAATGGGACTTTTGACACTGACCTTAGTGGTATTACTTCAAGTTCGGGGGCGTACTGGGAGGATGGGAAACTACGTTGTTCTGACGGCAACTTCTTTATTTCTGCGGTAGCTGAAGGCGCTAAAAAATTACTCGTTTCTTGGGAGCAGTCTATTAATAGTGGTACTCGTTCCCGTGTAAGACTAAGGAACCAAACAAACTCCGCTGACGTAGGGCCTTTTAGTTATTACACAGGCACGGCTCTAATCACTCTCCTTATTGATACGCCTGCCGGTCTTAGTCTGACCTTCACATGCGAAACTGGAAATGACATATCTTTCGACAATATAAAAGTTAGAGAGGTAATTTTTCCATGAAGGATTCTTTCCGTACCTTAATAGTCCCAGCAGAAATTTCTGAAAAATGTAGAACTTTAGCGGCGCGTTGGCCGGGTGGAATTGGAATGTTTACCGTTCCACTCTATACTGGAAAAAACATTACGCACTACATTAGTACAGGCTACATTAAAACTGAAGTTGCTGAAATTCTTGATAATCCAGAAGCATTCGCGGAGGCCACTGGAATACCACAAGAAGAAGCAGAATTATTGCGTTCACAGATTCACATTAGTACACGCCAATATGTTCACACAGAGTTGTCTGAATTAGGTTTGTCACTGAAGCCAACAGAATGACTTTTTTAAAGTCACTTAAAAATTAACGTAAAGATGGAGAAATGAAATGCCTATCAATATCGCAGCAAGTAAAACAAATTTTATTAAGAAAGACGAAACTGCTGGTAAAATATATTTTGCAGTAGGCGGAACGTCCCAATCAATCATTTTATTGTTTGATTCACCTAATGCGCCGGGAGCTGCTGTAACAGTAGCCTTTACTGCAATCATAAAAGGAATGGGAAGGCGGGAATATCAAATTTTGAGTGCAACGAATCCAGTAGCTACTTATTCTTTGGGTTATGATGCAGCAGGCGCTTTCATATTACCTGTACCTTTGCCTCTACAAGTTGAAGAAGTAGTAGCAACACTAACAGGATTTAATAACGCAGTTGATATTTTAAATGTAGACTTTGTTGCAGAGAGAAGTTTAATGGCACCTACAGGCCGTTGGGCAAATAATGCTTCTGGCCCCGGTAAATAAATAATAGAAGAATTTAAATACGAACAACTAAAATTGAATAATATTTTAGCTAGAGAGAGTTAATTAAAAGCCGCATTTATTTGCGGCTTTTTTATTGTCTGAAACTCAGGGCGTCCGAGCCTCTGCCCTGCCCTGCCGAGGCCAGAATTGGTCAAAAAATGACCAATTCTGGAAGGCCCTGTAAGCCTCTGGGAGGTGGTTTAGGGTATGGGGAGCTAGTAGGGTACAGGGTAGGCACCAATCAGGCCCATTCTGGGCCGTCTGGTGTCTTGGCGGGGTGTCTGGGGAAGGGGTTTCTAGGGTGCTGGTTATCTTGAGGGACGGGGGCTGACTGGCCGGGTAGCGCGTTAGCCTGACTGCGGGGGGCTGCGAGGGACTAGATACCAACAGCAATTTTAAATGTGAATTTCAGGCAATAAAAAAGGGAGACAAATAAATTGTCTCCCTTTTGTTTTATTTACTCAGTAGTATCGTCGTTTGAAACACTGGAATTATTTGCACGGCGGCTTGGAGGTACACCACAAATCTGTTCCCAGTTCTTAGAATTAAAATCTACTACGTACCAGTCTCGTGACATCATATCTTCAATTGTCGGAGTCCAGATAGAAATTTTATCTCCACGATTTTTTCTGCACGGGTGATTTAACATTGTTAGTTCTTTAACTTTAAAGAATCCAGACTCTTCCATTACTTGAGGCAGCGAAGTTGTATATGCTTTTTCTAACATAACAAAAGATACACTGTTAACGTCACCGTCGTTAATATCTTTATTCCAACGGTGACGTGCAACCATCGCACCATTTTCAAAGTTCGCCATAGCTTGAGAAAAACGCATTTTTTATCTCTCCAAAATTTGATTGAGTTATTTGTTTACGGTTTGTAGAAAAGGGAACTGCTTTATTTGTGTTGTATTAACCCCTCCATACTAATGTCGTTTCTCGCTACCACTATGGGTTATTGAGTTGCTAACTGAATCGAAGTTGTTGCTTGAATGTAGTTCGACTCGATTTCTTTTTTAACTTTTACGGGCAGCGTTAAAATGCTAGTAGACGGAAACTCAATTACGTCTTCGTCTGAAAAGAACAAAGCACTAACTGGAACAATTTGGACAGAGCCTCGTTCAGAAGGAACCAACATTCTAGGTTTTTTAACAACTAAGTTGCTATCAACCTTAGTAAAAACGTCGCCCACCACAACACTACCGTTAATTAATTCAAATACACAAATATTCATTTAGCTCACCAAGAGACTTTAATTGAGTAGTACACACTATTGTTTGTATCAACAAGGTCTTCTAGTTTAACCAAACCTTCCGGCGAAACACTCTCTTGAAATACTTCTACAACAAACCCCATTTCAGAGAAGCGTTTACTTAAAGCCTTTATAACAACAACGTTTTCATGGTTTATATAAACAGACTTACCAAAGTCTTTCGCAGACTGCTCAATTTCTTTACACACACGTTTAAACGCTTTGTCTACGTCATTAGACAGCTTGCGAATTTTATCTAGGTATTTGAATGGATTTTCTTTCTTTGCCTTCTTGGCAATTTTCTTTGCAGTTTTCTTTTGCGCTTTCTTTGCAGCCGTTTGTACTTTGCCAGATTTCACTGTCGTTGAGCCTTCTGTGGTCACAACAACACTGTCCTTTTTAACTTCAACTTTTGCTTTCTTTGCTTTTTGGTTCTTAGCCATGATGTTTCTCCTTAGATTCCAATAGTGAGTGTTTTGAGTTTGATATTAAAAGTTCTGTCTTGTTGTTCGTAAGACTTAATAGCTTTTTTGTTGATTACGTAAATACGAAATTCCCAACGGTTCGGTTTGTAATTTTGGGTATTTTCTCTATCAATAATCCGACGACGCTTCTCGGCGTGATAAAGAACAACAAGTTCGCTGTCTTTTACTTCATCGTTTATTTCTTTTTTGATACTTTCAACTACTTGCATACCTTCGTTTTTCGTAGCTACAGTAGTTTCAAGATAAGGCCGAACAATTACAGTAGTGTACATTTTAGTTTTCCTTTAGTGTGTTGTTGCTCTCTACTTTACAGATTGTTACTGAGCCATTTCTACTTTAACGTCTAGCTCTGGATTCTTTGCTTTAGGAAGGTCAATGACTTCAATATCTGAATACTCAAGTGCTAGAATATCGTCCAAGCTACTAAGCTCTTTGTTAATATTAATTTTCGGTTCAGGCAAACTCAGACCTTTCCACAAATTATTAAACTGTGTAGTTGTTTTTTCTACAAGTTCAAATTGGTTAGAGTAAACATGTACGTCAGTTCCTACATACATTATTTCACCCGGAGTCATTTTCAACGCTTTACTAAAAAAAGATAACCACATTGCAGCGAACGCCATGTTGTAAGGCAAACCAAAAACAACGTCAGAAGATCGTAGAGTAAATCTCAAATTCAAAATGTTTCCGACAGGAACAAACTGATAATCATAATGACAGGGAGGCAACGCCATTTCTGGAAGTTCAGGAACATTCCAGAAATTGATAATGTGACGACGATCATTAGGGTTATTTTTCAATCCATCAAAAAGTTTTTGTAGTTGATCTACACCGCCAAAACTACGCATTTGATATCCGTAACCTTTTCCAATGAATCCAGTAGGTACATCGTGCAAACCGTTCTTATCAAGAAACTCTCGGGTAGTGTTGCCATCCCAAATTCTAATTCCTTTATCTTGTAGAATTTTGGCGTCTGTTTGCCCACGCAACATCCACATTAATTCTTCAAAAGCAATTCGTGGATTAAAGGCTCGACAGAACATGAAAGGCATTCTGTTTTCTTTTCCTACTTCGTACTTGTAGGTTACTCCAAATACTTTTTTATTGCTTCCTACTGACGTTCTATCGAGAGCACTATGTCCATTTTTAATAATGTTAGCCGCCAGACCAAGATAAAACATATCAAAATTATCTACTAGACTACTCATTTTTATCTCCTCAATTTACTCTGCTGTGTTTGGATATGCATCATCCTCGAAGAAAGGAACAGCAACATCTTCAATCATTTCGTTGATTTTAACAATAGAATTTTTACAATTAATTATATTTTCTTGTAAGTTAGAGAAAAGTTTTCTTTGTTCAGTTAACAACATCTTGATTGTAGAAATAACATCCGGCAGTAATCTAGCTTCCGCTCCAGTTTCTTCTTGTTCTTTCTCTCCAGAAAGTTGACAAGCCAGACTCTTAGAATTAGCACATAGATTTTCTAATTCTTCGTTCATGTATGAAAGATACTCTCTTAGGTCTACTAAAGAGTTTGGTACAGAAGTAAAATCGAATACGTCTTCCGGTTCGCTTTCACCATCAGATACGCTCCCTAAAAACCTTATAACTTCTTTTTCAAAGTTTCTACAGTCTCTTGTGAAAGTATGAAAGGTTAATTCTTCTTTTTCTTTTTCTTTTTCGGCAGGGTGGCATCTGAGCGCCTTACATTCCTGTAGTGTTTCTAGTATAGCAATCATATTTCTCTGTACAGAACTTTTTACCTTTTCATTAATTACGTCAATGTAGCTCACTGTTCTCTCCTGTTTGCTTTTTGGTTTAGACTTGCTAATGAAGGAATGACTGCTGGCTTAGGTTCCTCTTCGTAAAAAACTTCTAAATTATCAAAAGTTGCTAAAGTATCTTTCAAAAGGTTTTGTAGTTTTACTAATTTTTCCTCAAGCTTATAACAAGTTATATTAAATGCTTTAAATTTTGACTCTATACTATGAATCAAAGTGGTTTCAGCGTCCATTGATTTCCCTTTTTCTTCTTCGTAGTCGTCTTTTTCTACCCCTCCGTATTCCAAAGTAGATATTAGGTCTTGTGTTCTTTCAATTACCTTTTTTAGAATTTTATTAACAGTGTCAAAGTATTCGAGTGTATATAACAAAGACTCTTTTTCTACAGGCAAGTTCTCAATATCAGATAAGTCAGCCCTTTTGTAGTCACTGTTAGGATTTATAAAATTGAGTACGTACTCTTCCATGTTATTAAATGTAGAAACGAATTTTGGTAAAGAACTCGTTTCTACATTTTTGTCATCTTCTCCTTCACTGTCCCCACCTATTGAAAATATAATTGATACTTGAGTCTCCAATCTCAAAAACGTAAGATGTAGAAACTTTTCAACTCTTTCTGATACTTTCGTTTTCAAAGTCATGCTTGTACTCCGTTAAGTTTAGGTGCTTTAGGTTTTAATGTTCGTGGCCATTTTAAATAATTTTTATACAGATAGAATCCTTTATATTCTTGAACAGGAAGCTGATTGTCTTCTGGTAAAGGTTTTTGGTTAAACCAATAACCTCTCCCTTCACAGCACTTTGGATACGCACCATCTTCCCTCTGTTTCATTTCGTGTCCACACTCAGCACAATACATTTTTTCATCCTTCATCGCATTACTCTTTGTATTGTGGTTTTAGTATCTACAAACTTTTCTAAGTCTAAAAAAGTTCTACTAAATAGAAGGTTTCTTGTGTCGAGTTCTTTTCCTTTATAAAGAGTATAGTTCTTTCTATAGTATTTGAAAGGACTCTCGCTTTGTTTAAACGCACCTCTGTACTTTTCCAGAAACTGTTTTTTAACATCTTCTGAGCACATTGTTTTTAACAATATAATATTTTCTTTGTCTGAACACGGCATAAATAAATATTCAGCATCTTCTTGATTGTAGTAGTCTCTGCCTGTACAACCCGACGGATATACATAGTGCATACCAGAAACAAGATAAATAGAACTGATAGGGTGCTTTTTGCCGCAAGTGCATTTAATTAGTTTTCTACCTCTTAGTGTGTCTAGCATTTGCTTTAATAGAACCTGTTCCTCCTTTTTCTGCTCTATCAATTTTTCACATTTCTTTATAGTTCTGTCTAAGCTCATATCAAGTCTCCAACAGGTTTCTGATAGTTTCTTTTACATCAGGAGTTTTCAGCATTATAGTTTGTACAGTAGCTGGGATGAAAAGTTTCTCACTCTCAAAGTCAACTTCACATTCGTAGAAGAACTCCAGAGCTTTTTTAACCACTGTGCTATCTACGTAACCAATTTCTTTGTTGAAGTCTACACGTCCGTCTCTTATTAAAGCATCGTCTAATTTTTCAGGATGATTAGTTGTCATAATAACAACCAATCCATCAGGTGTAAAAGGCCCGTCTAAACAATTCAATAAAGTAGACAAGCTCATTTCTTGTTTTTCTTTTGGTTGTGCAACTTCGTTCTTACCATCTGTTTCTAAAGTCAAAGACTTCTCTTCCCTTTTACTTACAACGTTGAAAGAATCTACGTCTTCTATCAAAAGGATGCCTGTGTTTGTGTGCATGTAACTGAAAGCTTTAAGTAAGCTACTGTCATTTTGGATTGACGAAAGGCTCGCGGCATACAATTTTCTATCGAGCATTGAGGCTAAGTATAAAGCCAAGGAACTCTTTCCTGTACCCGGCGGGCCTTTGAATAAATAAACTCTTTTGTAAGGAATTCCTTTTTGTCTGTACCAGTCTTTCCTTTCTACAAAGTTTTTCAAATCTGCTTCTATTTCTTCTAGCTCCCCTGCATTAAAGAATAAACTCTCTCTCGCTCTACGTTCTTTTTCAGAATACTTACTCCACCACCCGTCCCAAATAAAAACAGGTGTTGTATCAGTATTTTTTGTTTTAATTGCTTCTTTAATAATACCCCGCATTAAGGCTGTTGAACGCCCTAAAGTTCTTAACTTAATTGTTTCTTCTGATTTTTTGCCTGCTGTTTCATTAAGGCTTCGAGAGACTAGAATAGGTTTTTTGTTGTGCCAAACAATATATGTTCCATAACCTATTCCATATTTAGGTTCTCCGTCTTCAACTGTATCACAAACCTTTACGTCTCGAATTTGATCCCTGATATTTTTATTCATCCATTCTTCAAGATAGTAAAAAACGTCTGAAGTGTCTCTTACAGTCATGGAATAAGAAAACACTCTTTCTAATTTTCCATAAACAGTTCTAGGAATACCTTTAGCCAAGTACAAAGCAGACGCAAATATACTTGCACCCACTAAGCCTGAAAACATTTCGTTTGTTTGAAACTGAGTAAGAATCCAAGAATATATAATATCAAACATCACTCTCTTCCCTTCATTCGTAGCCTACAAAAATTCTTTTGTTGCACTTCGTACAACATTCGTAAATACGAACTGCGTGAAAGGTTTCAGTAGTTCCGTCTAGTTTATGTATAGTTACAGGCCCGTATCCTTCTTGTTTTTCAAATTCATGATTACAAAAGTGTTTTTTAAACTTTTCTACAATCCACATAAAAGTTACCTTAAAGTTTTTTAAGAATAGCTCTTGTAATGTCTCTTTCCTTATCTACTGTGGTTAGTCTCTCTCTTACTAAATTAGATTGTACGAATCCAATCCAACGTTGGCACTTAGCATTATCCATGTTGCCAAACCGAATTTGGTTACACATCCAGTAGGTGTGTTCCAAAGAATTTGGCTTCTCAGGTGTCCTTTCAGGAACAACGTTTATTTTATCTAACATACTTTCATAACGAGCACACAGAAACATTAACAGCGACTCGCTCTGTTTATATTCTGAAATCTTTCTAGTTGGAATATTTCCATTCTCAAGAGTATGTTTTAAGGTTTTTATCATTTCGGTTTTAGCACTAGGCAGATATTGAGTTTCATCTTCAAGTAATTCTACAATAAGTTGTACGTGTGCCCTATGCAACATAAATTCATTTAACATGTTATACCCTCACGTATTTACGAATCTCAAAGTTTTTAGGTTCGTTTTCTTGGGCCAGCTCTAAGCAATGATCTAAAGTAAACCCAGAAGGTTGAGTGTACAGAGCTACCTCATAATAATTGTAGTGATGTATTCTCTTAACAAGAGGCGAGAAAAAAGAAACTTTTTCTTTAACTTCGAGTACATTTTCAACAGGTGCTAAGAACACTTTAAGACTATCAAACTTCATTACAGTTACCCAAACTTCCGAGCACAAATCAATGTAGTCTTTGTAAATTGATTCTCCACCAATAAACCAAACTGTATCAAGACTTTCAATGTCGCCTTTACTAGTTAAAAGTGCGATACCAATTAGAAGTCCCAAGTCCGCTTTAACTTTATCAGAATTTTTAAATCCGTTAGTGAATACAAGATTTTTATGTTCGTTGTCTACATTGTATTTTTCAGGTTGACGGGTTATGACTATATTGAATCTATTAGGTAGTGGCTTGCTACCCATAGACTCAAATGTTTTTCTACCCATTACTACGATACAACCCGAAGTTTTTTCTTTAAAGTGTTTCATATCAGTAGAACACTTCCACGGAATCTGGTTATCTATTCCAATAACGCCTTGTAAGTCACAAGCTACGATCATTTTAAAATTCATTTCTGTTTCTCCAATAACCTTCTTGCAAATCCCGGCCTGTTTGCCGTTTCATAAAGGTGACGTGCGATTACAATACCAAAAACTTTATGGCCAATATTAGAAATGTACTTTCTTTTATTCTTAGACATTCTTGGTCTTCTTGAACTTACTTGAAGACTTGTTACGTACTCATACTCGGCAACCACTATCTTTTCTTTATCGTTTAGTTTCAGCTCTGGATAATAATCTTTAAGAATTTCCATGTCTATTTTTATCTCCGTCTACGTGACTTAATTCTGTCCTGTGATTGTTTACGTTCTTCTAGTATTCTAAAACAATATTCTTCATCACTCTCAGTTACTTTTTCAGTAGTCTTTTCGGTATGCTCATAAGTCATACGCAAGAAAGTTTTATTAGTGCTCTGGTCGTAGACAATGCTTGTTTTAAATTTATCAGGCAACTTTTCAAAATCCTTTTTGGTATTATCCTTACATATTTCAATTTCCTTTGTTTCCCTTACAACTTTAATTTTTTCTACACTATTTAATCTAGGCCAGTTTTTAAACTCAACTATGAAATTGTTATCTTTGGGGCCAAGAAGCTTTTCTTTATTAAGTTCGAGTTTCAATTCTCTAAAAGATTGTGCTTGCATAAAAGTTTCGTGGTTAACAACCCGTTTGTCAAAACTGTAACGCCTTTCTATTTCTTTCAAAATGTTAGTAACCGTTCTACTCGCATAAATTACTTTAGTGTCTGAGTTAATCATTTGCTATTATCCTTTATTTCTTTCCATTGACCTTCAAAAACTAAAGAGCCTTCATTTGTGTACAGACTATCAACTTGAAGTATCTTAATGGGAACTGTAGTGTTCCGGTATTGAAAAACTTCCTCAATAAGTTGATCCTCACTAGTAGCAAAGGCCAATGAGTTTCCGTACCTAATTACATTGAAAAGAAACCTCATTAAACTTTCTAATTTTTCAGCGTTATAGTTTTTGAAGTTATTCTGTACATACTCTTTAACAGCGTTTCGGTGGCCTTCCGTTAAATTAAACATGCCTAGACTTTCTATAAAATGGATTAGGGAATTCAAGTCACTCCAGTAAGTTTTAGCCATACAAAAACAACTGCGAGTATTAAGATCACAAAGATAAGAATTACTAGACATTTTTCTTTCCTCAATTTGGCGCGCCCAGCAGGACTCGAACCTGCAACCTACGGCTTATCTATTTAGTTGTATCTTCCTACTGGCAATACCATTACACCTTCTACTACACTTAGGTACTGTCCCTTTCTTTATTTGATTAACATACTTTATAAATTTTTTATTACACACAGGACAAATTAACTTGGCCTGTTTTCTCTTAGGTCTTTCTAAAAGCGTCTTGGCTAAATGTTCTTTCTTAGAAAGAACTTGCAAGTTCTTTGACCTGTCATTGGTTTTGTCTCCGTCTATATGGTCAATCTCATATTTTGACGGTATTATCTTTCCTGTTTTTACTGAGAGTTTGTACCTAGCGTATGATATAGTTGTTCTATCTTTATTAGAATTGAATAAATCAACTCTTTTTCTTCCATCTTTTTTGCTTTCTCTTAGATACCCAGATTTCCATTTCTCTTTAAATGGACTTTTTAGTTTTATTTTCACAGGCACCTCTATAAATGGCGGGAGTGGTGGGACTCGAACCCACATTGATCCTATTACGGGACTACAGCTTAGAAGGCTGTTCCGATACACCCCCTTTTAACGTTGCTCTATCCAATTGAGCTATGGGCGCTTTGATTTACTTTACAGAACTGCTTAAAAAGGTATTTCGTCGTCATAAAGTCCGTTTTCTTCTAAAATCTTTTTTAATTTCTCATTCTTTGATTCCAGTTCGTAAATTCTTAGGTGCAGCTCGTCCCTGTAGTTTTTATTCCCTGTAGGGTCTAGTATCTTTATCCACATTTCTGTTCTTTCTGAAAACATTTCTTGCATTTCTTTGTCTTGTATAAAAGCTACAACGTGTCTTAGGTCGTAAGCACAACGTAAAGCATTTTTTGAAAGCAAACGGTATCTTTCAGCCAGTACACTAAAAGGTGTATTGCACAGTTGCCATACGGTTACAAAACGTCTAATGGACATGGAAACCTCTAGGTCTTTCCATTTTTGAAATGCAGACATGATCCATAGCAAATATGTGCGCGTAATCGGTTACTTGATAAATCTTGTTCACCGCTGTTACTTTATAACCTTCCTTAGTTTTTGTTATTTTTGTAATAGTTAATTTTTCTCCATAGTCCTTATGCTGCCACACGCTACCAACACCAGCATCTAAAACAAGTTTTTCATAACTACATTTAATGCACGTAAGACCTTTTACGTTACGTTCGCCAAAGCCACCTGAAACTATTTTATGACATGTGTTACACACAAAGCTATTGTTGAGTTGCGCATACCATTCTTTAAAAAATTTAGTAAATGAATTTTTCATATTCTTTAATCCTTCTGTTTGAGATTCTACGTCTATGTGCGCTTGAAAAAATAAGCAGAGCTAAAGCACACCACACAAAGTTTATCGCGTATAAATAACCAACTAAGATGAAACAAAATAAATTAAAGATGTTCATCTATCTGACCTTCCTTGCTGACGTGACTAAATTTCATTACTTGGCAATTGTTGCAAACTTTATACCAGCTTTGAGTTCCTTCTACACCCTTGCCGTCTTCTTTCATCATCATTCCCTTTTTACCACTGACGTATCTAAAATTGTGTCTACCGAAAGTACACTTCAAACCTTTAGTATCAAGATCTTTCATTAGGCTTGCAATCAAAGGAGACATTAGAAGAAACATTATTACTGCGTATGCGTAAATGTCATTTAGGTTTTCCATTCAGTCCTCCAAAGACTTTAAGTCAGTATCACTAGCTAAATCTCTAATAATGTCGTTTCTATTGTAAGTAAGGTAACTCACAATCTGTTTTTGATTAACTTCTAGAAAACTAATTATCTTTCTTGCTTTGTCGTGCCAGCAATCGCAGTAGTCTACGTAGTCTTTATTTTCGATTCTTACGTATCCGTAGTCATACAAATCATTTTCTTCAAAAACCTTGCCACAACTACACACAGCATCAGGCCCAAAAATTCCAAGGTGAAAAGCTCGATTGAAATTATTTAGTTTGCTATCCATTTTTAGGCTTTCCTTTCTGAAAATCCCACTTCATAACTTTTAGCTTCATAGACTCTGCTGTATCTTTATCTACATGCAATGTCGTAAGGTCAGCATACTTAGGAGTCAATTGGTTCTGCTGCTTATCCTTTTCCTTTGTCTTCTTATATTTTACTGCGTAGTAAACCCAAGTTGAATTGACTACTGCCAAGAATACTGCCGCAAGCATACTGAAAGTTTGTTCAAGACTTCCGTAGTAAAGAATATTCCAAAACCCCCAAACCGAAAAGAAAATAAAAGGCGCTATATGAACGCCTTTGACTTGCTTGTGTTTACGAATTTCCATTACGTTTAACAAATTGATAAATGCACCCGCCAGTTCAAATGAAGCATTTACAAGATCAAACATAACCATAAGTTACCCCTTTCTTTTCTTTTGTATAAGACATGCAGTAATAAAGGAATCCGAATTTTTTCCTTTATTTCTAGGAAGCTTGCCCCTTTTATATTTGTTCATGTTTGCTTCGTAATATGACACCAACGAAACTTTTCTTCTCGGGAACATACTAAAGACAATATTATTTTGGGTAGTCCTTACGAACTCTTTAAACTTTTCCTCTCTGTCCATCTGTTCCTGAGTAATTCGAGGTATGCTATTCTTGTCAGCGAAGAATTCTAGGGGTACACCTAAAGCCTGCGCTATGTAGTTCCCATACTCAAATAGAAATACCTCATATTCAGATAGGTTAGTTCCTTGTTTAGTAAAAGGAAGAATGTTCACACAACACCCCCCAAAGTTTCTATATACAAACAACGGCTTCAATGTAAAAATTCTATGGTGCAGCCTGTCATGTATAGGCGTTGTGTACCTATCTTTTCTTTCTGAATAAAGTTTTTCAATTTCTTTAGTAAGCTCAACAGGGTTTACACTGTACACCCATTTTTTATAATACTTACTATACCTTCTAGTTACCAAAGTTTCTTTCTTTAAAGCTTTTTCGATCAAGCTTTTATTGCTGAAATTTGCTTTATGTTCATGTAATGAATAGTAGATCATGTCCATGTTTATAGGTATAGAAAAAGTTTCATTTCTTTTAACGCAAAGATCGGAGTAGTGTCCAAGCCTAACACAACTGTATGTATCAAGTAAGGCGCTCAACAAAAGAAACCTATCCATAAATCACCTCAGTATACATCGTAGTTTTTAATGTCTTTGAGCAGCAATCTCTTTGAAATTATCAAAACACGTATCTTTTCTATGTCTTCACTATCAGGTGACTTATATGAGTAAGACACGCTGAAATGTAGCTTTGGAAAAGTTTTGTTTAGAAACTCTGTTATTATTTTTTCTTTAGCCTTAATAGGAGCGAAATAGCTATGAAATATTTCTATCTGCTTAAAGCTACTTTTGTTTCTGTGTGGTGAAACTATGTTGTAAATCCTCTCATAAAAACACCCTAACAGAAACTCGTCTGAGTATATTAAACTGTGGATAGTTGTCTTAGACACTTATTGTTCCTATAGCAGCAGTCTCGTATTCGATAGGGTCGTGTACCGTAGTTACTTTGTCAATCTTGCTGACATTTTTTAAGCTAGAGTAATCAAAGTTCTTCAGGTCTAAATTAACTTGGTAAATTAACAGTAGTCTTGCATCACACAGCCCCGCAGCTTCTAGCCTCAAAGCTAAATTAGTAGTTATTCGTATCTTCCCAGAGCTAACGTCTCTCAGAGTCTTTTTGTCAATTCCTAGTTTTTTACAAAAAGCTTTTTTAGACAGACCGCTTTCGATAAGCAGTTTTTCAAGAAACCTTCCGCAATGACGCTTTTCCATTCTAGTCTCCTTGTAAAATAAAAATGCCTACTCACACTAAGCAAGCAGGCATTCATCACTTAGTCTTCAGTTTATTTTTTGCAGCTTTCAATTGTTTCTCTAGGTACAAAATCCTTTTCTCTAGATTTTTCTTTGATATCTCATAACACTTGAAAGTAGAATCTACTTCCTTACCGTTGCCTTGGTCGCTTTGGTATCCCCAAGACTGCGCTGAGTCATCAAAATCCGTAAACAATTCTCTACTAAGTCTAGACAACTTAATTTCTTTAGTTTTCATTTTTGTTTTCCTTAAACTGTTTAGTACCGGAAACTGTCGGTAACTAGGTGCAGGTCTTATCACCTAAGCCTGACTTTTAATACCTTCCGACAGCCTCCTAAGTTTTTTAAATACTTCTGCATATAAGAACCTATAACTCATATTCAGAAGCATGACTTGCCACATCTATAGAAGTTAGCAAATCTTCTATACCTTGCACGATAGTGGCCGACATGATTTTACGTTACTGATTCCCTCACAAGTTTCTTTCAGCAACGGGTGAATTCAACAAGTTCTTTCAAAGTCTTCTTCGTCAAGCAATTTTTTCAAAGCAGGAATAGCCTTTACTTTGTAGATAGGTTTAATTTCATCTTTGAAAGTTTTTCTTGCTTTCCCTAAGTTGTAGTTATTCTGTAGACCTAACCAAATATTAGCACTACTTAGACCAAAAGCTTCGAGTTCCAGCTTCAATGCTAACTCTACGCTAACAGCAGCTTTTTCGTTAATTACTTTAGACAGAGCTGACCTTCCAATTTTCAAAAGGCTTGCAGCTTCTGTTACTGACATTTCTCTAATTTCAAGTTCTTGTTTAATAAAATGTCCGGGGTGACTTGGAGTATGTTCACTCATAATTTATTTTCCTTTTGAAAAGTATCAAGATCAATTTCTTGTACAGGCTCATTATTTTCATCAACAAGAAAAACTTTGAATACTACGTCTTTTCGTTTACTCATTATTTCTTCTATATTCGTTTTGAGAACAGGTTTTCTATTTTGTCTTAGTATACGCACAAGTTCTTCCAAGTGATGCAATTCTATATAGCTAAGTTCATCAGTTTCTATACAAATAATATTCTTAGTCATAACGTTTCCTAAAATGGTGCCCGGTGCCGGACTCGAACCGGCACGGAGTTTCCTCCGAGGGATTTTAAGTCCCATGCGTCTACCAATTTCGCCAACCGGGCGTTGACCTTTTACTTTACAGATTTGAATTAGTCTGTTCTGACAGGTGGGTTAATCAGACCAATTGTTATTACAAGCCCAATAGACAATACAGCTAAAATACCAAAAGTCTTAGGTACACTTTCTGCATTATGAATAATAAGAATGCAGAAAATCATCCATATCAATGTCGCAATAAATGTAAGGGTCTTTTTTAAATGGGACTCCATAAACACCTCTTGTGTAATTTCTCTATAGGATTAAAGGTTCTATTTTACTAATATTGAATTTAGATGTTACTCGGTTGATTGTAGTTAGAGCTAATACTAATGTACGCCTGTTAAATTCACAGGTGTCTTCAAAACACTTTGCCTTTAAATTTTCTTTCTTTATTACTGCCCCAATTAAAGTACGTCCCTTTATTTGAAAGTCTCCATTTACCCGTACCACATTAAGTCTTAGAAAACCTTTTTTATATAACGGGTATCCATCGTGAATTCCTTCAGGGAAACCATAAGATTCATTTAAGTGTTTACAAATTAAGCTCACGTAATCAGGTGGCAAGGTGCTGTCTACAGCAAATGTTAATACTACGTCATGGTCACTAGCTAAGGTATTTAATATGCGAGGGTCTAATGATTTCCAAACGTAATCTTTAAACGCTTCCATAACTAGGCACCTTTTCTGCGTCTTTCCATTGAAGGGGGTGTGATACTTCACGCGGCATGAATAGTTCTTGTTTAATTTGTTCAGAATACTTTCCACGAACAGCACTAAACACGTCAACTTTAAATTTTTCGTGGCGAAGTTTACGCCAGCTTCTGTTTTTGCAATCAAAAATCGCGTGGGCTTTGTACAAAGGAGTTTGTTGCGTGGCGGGCCTTCGCGGAGTATCGCTGCTATAAACACTTAAAATTTCAGGAACCCAATACACTTTGTCATGTATCAAAAACAAATAGCCATCGTTCGGCAGGTCTAAGCCCGTACTTGCAAAAGAAATACTAGGAATTTTTGCTACAGCTAAACACGACGTTGCTATTAAGAACTTTCTTCGCGTAAGTTTCATTTCAGTCTCCTGCGTTATATACTCTACTAGAGGCTAGTTGTTTAATTAATTTTCCTTCGTACTCTACTTCAATTTCCGCTTCACCTAAATGGCATTCGTTTGTTTGTATAGCGTAGTGAATCTGGCAGCCTGCAACAATCATGTTTCCGATTACTACATACCAATTTGTAGCGTTTCTATTTGTTCGTATTCCTAGAGTTTCTTCACTGTTCTGAACTGCGCTAACCTTTCCAAATACGACTCTGTGCTGCGCTCCATTAGGTGCGTAAAACCAATTGTCTGTTGTTATTAAATAACGCTTACCAACTTCTATTTTCATACTCACTCCTTAATTAAGTTAGTATGTACAAGTCTAAGAGCTACTTCTAACTTTGTACAAAAGCCTTCGATCGCAGCCTCTAGGTCATCTATATGAACAGAGTAGAGGCAATAAGAATTCCTTCCACAACATAAATTAATGATAAACATCCTATGCTTAGGCCCACCTAGATTCCTTAATTTTTCTTTAAAAGAAAGCAAACCTTCTTCATTTTGAAGTTGGCTTAAAAAGGGCGTTGTAATTTCCAGTGTTGAAAGATTGTCTTTCACTAACCACAACTTTACATGCGGCAATATAGGTTGGCAAATATCGTCTTCTTCAGGTCTGTTAATATGAAGAGTATCACTAACTTTTTCGTAATATTCTCTAAGCTTTTCCACCAGTTCTGGGGACATTTGTTCAAGCGGACTTATTACGTCTACGTCAAGGTCAATTAAAAGACCAAGTAATTTGTAGTATGCGTCTCTATGTTTTTGTATAAGTCTTTCATTTTCTTTTTTCAAAACTTCAATCACGACGTTTTCCATTCTTTACTCCCCAAGACTTGGTTTTGTTTCAGCATAAAACTTTCTATAAGTTCATCCCCCATTACTACAATATGTTACTGAGAGTGACTTTGTGAGCTTGTTCTAGTATGTCTATTCCTAAGCTTGACCTTTCTTTTAATCTAGTACCATTAAAGCAACACATAATTGCTTCTGCATGTTCTATGGCTCTCAAAGAAATTTTTGGATAGTTGTCTTTGTGTCCCGCATTAAGCCTACCCGGAACCCAAAACACTTTACCTCGCAGTCTTTCGTCTTTATTCAGATCAGAGAAATAAAATAAGAAACCACTTTTGTACTTCGACTGGTCTAGAGGATGGGTTTCTAGCTTTAGTTCGTCGTATTTATTTAGCCCAAATGCCCATGCTGCATTTTTATCGTGCATTCTGTGTGATAAGTCTTTTGGTAGAAACATCATTAACGGATGTACTATAACATTATGCACAAACTCTTTAAGCCACTTTTTCATGTTTTTCTCCAAGTCATCTTTCCTTGTTTAAGTTCAGCACCAAGATCAACACTCAAGTTTAACCTTTCTGCCAAGTCGCCCACATGCTTAATGCAAAACTCAATCGCTTTTTTAGAATCATACATTTCCAAAAAGTCTTTCAACTCCTTTTGAGTACACTGGTGCTTGTTTAGTTTTGAATATTCTGTTTTTACTTTCTTCAGAATATCTTCTAGGGAAAGATACTCTTGTACTAACACTGAAATAATAACGTCGTTTCTTGCCAACATATCACTTACAAGAATATCTTTTACCCGTGCGCGAACTTCCGTGTTAAGATGAAAAATGTTTCTGTAGTCTTCCCTTACCTTCAGTTCTTGTTTATCTGGTACTGTTGCAATGTTGGGAATGAAAACATAAACATTACTCAATAACAAGTTTAAGTACTCTAAGGGTTTCATTAATATCTCCTAATTGGACTTCCTTGTCCTTTTTAAATTAAAGAATATCTACAAAAATAGCTTCACGGTAGCCAACAGACTTTAGGAACTTTCCTTGCGGTGCATCAGGTTGATCTTTAGCAGACTTAACAACTTTCTTTGGAAACTCACTTTCAACGTAAACTTCAGTAATGCCTTTGCTGTGCCAGTGTTTAATAGTAGCTTGCAGTTCTTCTTCGTCTCGGCAGAAACGTGTCATAACACCATCAATTACTGATTGCATATCTTGCAGTGGGTCAACACCCAAACGCAACTGTTGCAAGTGTGCAATATCAATAATTTCAGCAAGATTTTGACAGAATATTTTTACCAACCCGTCACCGTTCATAATTACTTTTTCTACTGAGCAAGTTTCTTGTTTTAGTTCTTCGATTTTTTTCATTAGATGGAAAAAAAGATTACTAAGTGCGTCTAAAGTATCCTGCATATCAGATTTGCAAATCAGATAAACCGAGGAATAACGACCTTGATGAAGTTCATCAGGGAACTCTACGATAATAGTGCCGTTAAACCCCATAAGATGAAAAGCACCGTAAGCAAATACTTTAATGTCACATAAAGCATCACGAATATGTTTAAACAATTCTTTCAAGGTTTCGTGGTCAGGTTCTTTACCGTCTTCATAAGCATTGTATAGCTCACTTACTGCTTTTTTAAGTTCGTTGGTTTCGTCTTTAATATTCTTGCATTGCTTTTCAATTTTAGTCCAATCAATTTTTGAAAGATTTCCAAAAGGATTACCAAAAGCTGTATTCATTTCGGATACTAAGGTGTATTCATTCACTTCAGACATTTTGCATTTCCTTTTGTTGGCGGTAGTTGTTAATTGCTCTTTCTGCTGAACAGTTTCCGTTGTACTTGTTATGTAGCGAAGTACAGACCATGCTCAGATTTCTTAATTCAACATGTATATTCTTTCCATCAATCTGCATAAAGTAAAAACCGTCTTTTTTTGTTTCTCTTTCCTTCACAAGACTTTCAAAGTAAGGCATTATTTTTTTATCACCCTTTGCGTTGTAAATAGCAAAAAGCACTTCTTCTTTTTTCAAATCACTGCAATCCATACTACACTCCTGTTTTTGAAACCCAAATATACCGTTGTTCTTTATAGTCCCGGAAAGCTTCAACCATCAGAGTCCTTTGCATGGTAGTCATTTCAGTTAACAGATATAACCACGGGAGTCTTAACCTTTCTAACTGAACTATAGGGTAAACTCTGTAATTACGGTATTCTTTGTAAGACTCGTAGCCATCCTTACATACAAAAGTTTTACAGATAACTCCTAAAGTCTCTCCTAACCCTTCTATATTTTCTAGTCGCGCCTCCCATAATATTTCTGAAAAGTTTTCATCGTTGTTTTTTATATGATTAACTACGTCTAATAAATGGTCATCATTTCCTAAGTTCATTTGAAATGCTCTCCACATAAGATGAATCAATACCTCTACTTCCATCTACAGGAATAAACTTTCTACCAAAGTAGGTTGTAAAGTTCCAACAGTGTCCACAATCGTCTAACACTACAAAATTTCTTATCTTGTGTTTATTTACGAACTTTAAAATTGATCTTGCTCG